CCTAAAAATTCCCCCGGGGGAATTATCGATGAGATGTTTTTAAGTATCTACCCAGATATATATGTATCTAGCGCACCTGGGATTTTCTTTCTAAGTTCTCCTTACCTTCTATATTTTTAAATGCGTAAAAGTGCTATATATCTGGTTAGATACTTAACTATATTACATTGAAAGGAGGGTTAATGTGTCAACAAGTAAACAAAAAGTAATAAGAACTAATGGTAAAAATATTAGGCCAGCTCTTTCTCCAGAAGCAGAAGAGCAAAAAATGATATCTCTTGCCGTTGACTTAGCAAAAAGACAGTTAATTGATGGCACGGCCTCCTCACAAGTCATAACACACTATTTACAATTAGGTTCTAGCAAGAAAAAATTGGAAATGGAAAAAATGGAAATAGAAAAACAATTATTAGAAGCAAAAACGAAATCGTATCAGTCTGGCGAGAATGTTGAAAAACTTTACAACGAAGCAATAAAAGCTTTTACTTCTTACTCAGGCACAATGGATAAAGATTATGAATAGTGGATATTTGCGAACTTACTCTGAACTTTGTACATTGAACTCATATGATGAGCGTTTTGAATATTTGTTGTTAAATGGGAGAGTTGGAGCAGAAACATTTGGATTTGATAGATATCTAAATCAAAAACTATATAAATCAAAAGAATGGCAAAGAGTTAGAAACCATGTAATAATGAGAGATATGGGTTGCGACTTAGGTTTGGAGGGTTATGATATTTTTGGAACAATATATGTTCATCATATGAACCCAATAGGACCAGACGAAATATTAAATGATCCAGAGTATGTTTTAAATCCAGAATACTTAATATGTGTTACAATGGATACCCATAATGCCATACACTATGGTGATGGGTCTCATTTAAATAGGATGAAGGTCATAGTTAGAAAACCAAATGATCATTGTCCTTGGAAAAAATAATAAGGAGAGATAAAATGCCAAAAAGTAAATCATCTACGAAAAAGAAAGTAGAAAAAGAAGAAGTATTAGAAGAAGTAGTAGAAGAAGTAGAAGAAGAAGTAGTGGAGTCAGAAGTAGCAGAAGAAGTTGTTGAATTAGAAGGCGGACCAATCGAGGAGGTTTTTGAAAAAGCACCACACGAAGACGTTGCGCCAGACCCAAAACCTATTAAGAAAAAGGCATTGGGAAAAGTAAGTGGTGTTGTCTTTAATTGCAACGCACTAAGACTAAGAGAAGGTGCAAATCTTAAAACAGGAACAATGGCTATCATGGAAAATGGGTCTAAGGTAGTTGTTGATTTAGACAATTCAACAGAGTCTTTCTATGAGGTTACGTATAACTCAAGTGGTCAAGAGTTGATTGGATATGCCCTTAAAAAGTATATTGAAGTAGTAGGTTAAGATCATGGCAGTTCCTATCGTAGGCAACGACGACTCTATCTTAGTACAAGTTAAAAAAATATTAGGAATGAATGAGGCGTATACGGCTTTCGATATCGATATAACATTGCACATAAATACAGTTCTTAGCAACCTAACTCAAATGGGGGTTATAAAGGAATCAGGATTTATGGTAACTGGTGTTGATGAAAAATGGTCCGACTTAGGTTTGACAAGTATTATTAAAACACAACAAATAAAATCTTACATACCTTTAAAAGTAAGGATGATGTTTGACCCACCAACAAATGCTAATGTTAAAAAAGCCATCGACGAGTCTATAGAAGAGATTGAATTTCGACTATTCGTTGAAGAGGAAAATAATAGATACGATAGCCTTATAGTATCAGAAGAGGAGGAATCGTCATGATAAAAAAATATATTGCGCATAGTGATTTATCTCATGCTGGTATAAAAGGTCAAAAATGGGGAATTCGCCGATATCAAAACGAGGATGGTAGTTTAACCGAAGAGGGTAAATTACGATATGGTAAAGGCGGAACTCATGAAAAGATAACAACTATCGAAAAAGATTACCATAATGTTAGTACAAAAGCTGCTAAAGAAGGTTTAAAAGGAGTTTCTGATGCTTCAAAAACTGCTGATAATGCCCTTAGAACAATCGGTACTAATAAATCAAAAGCTGTTAATTATAAAGACTATAGTAAAATTAGTGATTCAGAACTAAGAGCAAGAATCAATAGATTGAATATGGAGAGAAGCTACGGCGAATTAACAGGAGATACTAAAAGAGTTAGAACTGGTCAAGACTGGACAAGAGAAGTGCTTCAAACTGTTGGGGCTGTTGCTGGTATAGGGGCTACTATTGCAGGAACCGCATATACAATTAGTCAACTTAAAATGCCTGGTTTAGATCCAAGTAAGAAAAAAGGAGGTAAGTCTAAATGATAAAAAAATATATTACTCATGGCGATTTATCACACCACGGTATAAAAGGTCAAAAATGGGGAGTTCGCCGTTATCAAAATAACGACGGTAGTTTAACAACTAGAGGTCGCGCAAGATATAATGTTAACGAGGATGGTACTGTTAGGCTTAAAAAGAGTTATAGAACCCGAAAAAACGTTGTTGGGGGTATTAAAACAGTTGCTGGATTAAACAATATTGTTAAAGGTATCTCTGGGATAAGAGCTGCTAAGAAAGTTGGAATCAAAGGTGATGATGCCAAAAAATTTATGACCAAAAATGTAACATCAATGTTGATAGGGTCTATAGTTGTTGGGTCTGGGGTTAAGAATTTTGTACAAGCCAATAGAAGAGTTACATTTAATTCCACTGGGATGGGCGATAGTCCTGAGACATTTGTTGGCAAACCTAAAACGAGAAAACAAGTTTTACAGTATCAACAAAGATTGTAAGGTGAGATGATATGGCATTATCTAACACAGCCGTCCCAAAGTATTATGGTGAATTTAGAGATGCCGTACTAAGAGGTGATTTGCCTGTTTGTAGGGAAATCTCTATGGAAATGAATAGAATAGATGATCTTATAAAAAATCCAGGAGTTTATTATGATGATTTAGCTATAAATGGTTTTATACTATATAGCGAAAAAGAGTTAACACTTACAGATGGTTCTGATTTGAAACTACTAGACAGTTTTAAATTATGGGCAGAGCAAGCTTTATCTTGGTTTTACTATGTAGAAAGATCCATATACGTAAAAGATAAAAACTCAAAAAGAGGTCATTATGAAAAACGAATGATTAAAAAAAGATTAACGAATAAACAGTATTTAATAGTTGCCAGGGGTGCTGCCAAATCTATGTATGCGTCATTATTACAAAGCTATATGCTTAATATAGATCCGCACACAACTTATCAGATAACTACCGCCCCAACAATGAAACAAGCAGAGGAAGTAATGTCTCCTATAAGAACTTCGATAATAAGGTCAAGAGGACCTCTTTTTAAGTTTTTAACAGAGGGGTCGTTACAAAACACTACTGGGTCAAAAGCTAATCGTGTAAAATTAGCGTCTACAAAGAAAGGGATTGAAAATTTCTTAACAGGTTCCTCGTTGGAGATTAGACCAATGAGGATAGACAAATTACAAGGTTTAAGGTGTAAGATGGCTACTGTTGATGAATGGCTTTCTGGTGATGTTAGAGAAGACGTTGTTGGAGCAATAGAACAAGGAGCTTCTAAAGTTGACGATTATTTAATAGTTGCGGTTTCTTCAGAAGGTACTGTTAGGAATGGTTCAGGGGACACAATCAAAATGGAATTATTAGACATATTAAAAGGCGAATATGTTGCGCCGCATGTTTCTATATTCTATTATAGATTGGATAGCGTTGATGAAGTTGCGGATCCAGATATGTGGGTAAAAGCAAATCCAAATATAGGTATAACCGTATCTTATGAGTCATATCAACTAGATGTAGAAAGGGCTGAAAAAGCTCCTGCGGTTAGAAACGATATATTGGCAAAAAGATTTGGAATACCAATGGAGGGGTTTACATATTTCTTCACATACGAGGAAACAATCCCGCATAATAGAAAAAGTTTTTGGAATATGCCATGTGCTTTGGGTGTAGACCTATCACAAGGTGATGACTTCTGTGCATTCACATTTCTATTCCCTCTTCCAAACGGAAGTTTTGGGATAAAAACTAGAAGCTACATTACTGAATACACCATGATGAAATTACCAACGGCCATGAAAATAAAGTATAACGAATTTATTCAAGAAGGTTCTTTAATGGTTATGGTTGGTAATATACTAGACATGCATGAAGTATATGAGGATTTAGATGCGTTTATAATAAAAGAAGAATATGATGTTAGATGTATGGGTTTTGATCCTTATAATGCGAAGGAGTTTGTTGAATGGTGGCAGACAGAAAACGGTCCTTATGGGATAGTTAAAGTAATACAAGGTGCAAAAACAGAGACAGTTCCATTGGGTGAATTGAAAAAACTCGCTGAACAGAGAGCTTTATTGTTCGATGAACAATTAATGATGTTCGCTATGGGTAATGCTATAACTTTGGAAGACACTAATGGGAACCGAAAACTTTATAAAAAAAGAAGAGAAGCAAAAATAGATAACGTAGCAGCCTTAGTGGATGCATTTATTGCGTTTAAACAGAATAAGGAGGCGTTCGAATGATATGAATAAATATTACATAGCGCATCATGGTATTAAAGGCCAGAAATGGGGTTTAAGAAGATATCAAAACCCTGATGGGTCGTTGACACCGGAGGGTTTTAAACGTTATGGAACTGTCGAAAATATGGAACGCTCTAGAGATAGAAATAAAAAGATTGCTATTGGGGTTGGTGTTGCTGGCGCAGTAGCGGGGGTAGGTTATCTCGCGGTTAAAAACAGTAAACAAAAATCGAAAATAGAGTCTTATAAGAAAGCGGACCAGGCAAGAGAAGCTAAAAAAGCTGCCGCAAATGCTAAAAGAGCGGCTACTATAGCCTCTAAAAAAGCAAACGGTACTTGGCGAACAACTAAAAAAATAAGTATACCAAAGGGGTCTGATGTATCTTTAACTACATTTTTTAGAGATAGAGATGGGCTTAGGACTGATATCATCAAAGACGTAAAAGAGTATTTGAACGTTTTAGGTGGAACAGTTAAGGCAGGAGGGTAATTAATATGATAAAAACATATATAGCCCACCACGGTATAAAAGGTCAAAAATGGGGAATTCGTCGATATCAAAACGAGGATGGTAGTTTAACACCAGCGGGAGTTCGGCGATATCAACGCCTTGACGAACGGTGGGTTAATAAAAAATCCGACAAGATATACAAGAAAGCAATTAAAGAATCTAAACCAGAGATGAGAGAATTTGTTAAAGAACTTCAAAAAAATCATCCCACTGCCGGTAAGAGAACCATGTATAATATGTATAATAAAAAACTAGCAGAAGTGATGAGAACAAAAACAAAAGATATCGAATCGCCGTCTGGAAAAGTAATCGAATGGGTTGCCAAGAGAGGAACAATAGGCGTGCATATGGCGTTGGCTGATAGAGGATACGATATTAATAATCTTAAGAATGGTGTTTGGGCTGATGGTAGAATAGCCTATAGAGAAAACAAAGTTGACATGCAAAATTCAGGAAGGGACGGTAGGTAAACATGGGAATGATTGATAGATTAAAACACGCTTGGAATTCCTTTGTTAATGAGGAAAGCAATCCTAAAATATTCACTCAAAATTTAGGATATTCAACGTCCTACAGACCTGATAGAAGAACATTTACAAGAGGAAACGAGAAATCTATAGTTACGTCAGTATATAATAGAATAGCAATAGATTGTTCAACAATGCCTATAAAACATGTTAAATTGGATGATAACGACAGGTATGATAAATTAATAAAATCTAATTTGAATTCCTGTTTGACGTTAGAAGCCAATAAAGATCAACATGCTAGAGCATTTATGCAAGATATAGTTATTTCTTTATTTGATGAAGGGGTTGTTGCTGTAGTCCCCGTTGACACAAGTGTTAGTATAGAAAAAGGGTCTTTCGATATACATAGTATGAGAACTGGTAAGATAATACAATGGTATCCAGATCATGTTAAGGTTGAAGTGTATAATGATCGTGAAGGTGTAAAACAAAATTTAACACTACCTAAGAATCGAGTTGCTATTATAGAGAATCCATACTATGCTATAATGAATGAGAAAAACTCAGTATTACAACGTTTAATAACTAAATTGAATTTGCTGGATACGATAGATAATCAATCAGGGTCCGGTAAGTTAGATTTAATTATACAGTTACCATACGCTATAAAAAGTGAGGCTAGGGAAAAACAAGCCGATCTAAGAAAACAGCGTTTGGAACAACAATTAGCGGACTCTAAATACGGTATTGCATATACCGATGGTTCAGAGAAGATAACACAACTTAATCGTCCCGTAGATAACAATTTATTAAAGCAAGTCGAATACTTAACGAGTATGCTGTATAGCCAGTTAGGAATAAGTAATGCGATATTAAATGGTACTGCGAGCGAGACAGAAATGTTAAATTATCTGCACGGTACTGTAGAACCTATTTTATCCGCGATAATTCTTGAGTTCAATAGAAAGTTTTTAACAAAAACTGCAAGAACGCAAGGTCAAACATTAAAATACTTTAACGATCCTTTTAGGTTAGTTACAGTTGCTAATTTGGCAGAAGTTGCGGATAAGTTCACAAGAAATGAGATAATGACATCAAATGAAATCAGACAAATCATAGGTTTAAAACCTGTAAATAATCCTGACGCAGATTCTCTTAGAAATAAGAATCTTAACAAGGAAAAAGATTCTGGTGATATTAAAAAAGATGGTGAATTTATCAAAGAGAAACAAGTAGAAGAATCAAATTCTGATACTGGAAATGGAGAAATTCAAAATGGATAATTATGATTTTAAAGGTTGGGCTACTAGACATAATGTTCTATGTAGTGATGGACGTGTTATTAAACCGAACGCGTTCAAACATAACGACCAACAAACAGTGCCATTAGTTTGGAACCATAACCACAAAGATGCTGATAATGTATTAGGACATGCATTTCTTGAGTATCGTGATGAAGGTGTTTATGCTTACGGAAAGTTTAATAACACAAGTCAAGGTATGAATGCTAAAGAGTTAGTTAGAAATGGTGATATAACTGCCTTATCTATCTACGCTAATAAGCTAAAAGAAGAGTCTAAAAATGTTCTTCACGGAGATATCAGGGAAGTAAGTCTTGTTTTAGCAGGAGCAAACCCTGGAGCGCATATCGTGGATGTATTGGCACATGGTGATGATGGCGAAGTAACAGGAGCCGTTATTTGGTTTGAAGAACTTGGAATGAATGATTTATTATCTCATTCCGATGACGACCCTAAGGACGACCCTAAGGACGACCCTAAGGACGACCCTAAGGATGACCCTAAGGATGACCCTAAGGATGACCCTAAGGATGACCCTAAGGATGATCCTAAGGATGACCCTGATATTAAACATTCTGAGGAGGATAAAAATATGGGCGACAAAGATAAAAAAGTCGAGGAAAAAACAATTCAAGAAGTATTTGACACATTAAACGAAGAGCAAAAAACAATGGTGTATGCTTTATTAGCAATCGCACAAGATGAAGGAGAGAAAAAAGACATGAAACAAAACGCATTTGAAAAAGACATCGATGTCAAAGATGAAAATGTATTAACACATGCAGAATTCGAAGCTGCTTTCGCTGACGCGAAAAAAAATGGTTCTATTAGAGATGCTTTCTTAGCACATGGAATCACTGATGTAGATGTATTATTCCCAGAAGCACAAGCCTTAAATAAAGAACCAGAACTTATTAAAAGAAACGATGGTTGGGTATCTAGAGTAATTAACGCTGTTTCAAAATCACCATTCTCAAAAGTTAAAACTACAGGAGCTAACATTACTGCAGAAGAAGCAAGAGCAAAAGGTTATGTTAAAGGTGAACAAAAAGTAGAAGGTGTTATGGCTGCTTTAAAAAGAGTTACAAGCCCTACAACTGTCTATAAATTTGAAAAACTAGATCGTGACGATGTTTTAGACATTGTTGATTTCGACGTAGTTGTTTATATGAAAAAAGTTATGCGTACTTTATTAGATGAAGAGTTAGCTAGAGCATTCTTAATTGGTGATGGTCGTAGCGCTATTGATGAAAATAAAGTTAACCCATTAAACATCCGTCCAATTTGGGGAGATAATGCTGTTTATACTGTTAATAGAGTATTAGTACCTACAGAAGGTGCTTCAGCAGCAGTTAAAGCAAAACAATTCATTCAAGATATGATTCGCGCACGTAAGTTATATAAAGGTTCTGGTAATCCAAGCCTATATACAACTGAAGACGAACTAGTTGAAATGTTATTGTTAGAAGACACAAATGGTAGAGTAATTTATGACACTGTTGATAAATTAAAAACTGCTCTTCGTGTTAAAGAGATTATTACAGTAACACCAATGGAAGGTGTAAATAGAGTTGATGGTGACGATCAATATGACTTATGTGGAATTATTGTAAACTTAGCGGATTACAATGTAGGTGCTGATAAAGGTGGACAAACTACAATGTTTGAAGACTTCGATCTAAACTTCAATAAACATGAGTATTTAATTGAAACTCGTGTATCTGGAGCTCTTAAAATTCCTTATTCTGCTCTTACATTTGAACGTAAAGGCGCAGTAGTAGCTGGATAATAGTTTAGGTAAACATTTACTATGGGGAAATATTTCGGCAAAATAGGATATGGTGAAAGTGTTGAGACTGCCCCGGGTGCGTGGGAAATGCAATTCGTCGAAAAGGAAGTTTATGGAGACGTAATTAAAAACAAACGTACTTTAATCGATGCTGGTGACGTAAATGATGATGTAAAAGTATCTATAAAGATTAGTTTTATAGCTGACCCGTTTGCCGTACAAAATTTCCTCTTAATAAAATACGCAACTTATATGGGTACTCTTTGGAAAGTAACTGACGTAGAAGAAGAGTATCCAAGGTTGCTGTTGACTTTAGGAGGACTGTATAATGATGAACGCTAGCAGGCTGAAACTGCATGAGGAGCTAAAGGCTATCCTTGGAACTAACAACGTCTATTTTCAACCACCAGAGTCATTCAAAATGGTTTTACCTTGTATAGTATATACTAGGTCAAACATAAAAAACGAACATGCCGGGGATAATATTTACAAACAATCTTACATTTACGACGTCACTGTTCTTGATAAAAATCCGGATAGTGAAATAGTAGAAAGATTGTCAAAAAAGAATTATGCTGTATACGAAAGACGATATGTTTTAAATAACATAGGTCATGATAAGTTTACAGTCACATATAATAAAAACTAATAAAAAAGGAGAAAAGATCTAATGGCAAAAATTATTTGGGATAAAGCTGGAGAAAAACTTTTCGAAACTGGTGTTTCAAAAGGTGTTCTTTACCCTATGTCGTCTCCAGGAGTTTATGGACAAGGTGTACCATGGAATGGTTTAACCAATGTTACAAAAAGTCCAAGTGGAGCAGAACCATCTGCAGTTTATGCGGATAATATTAAGTATTTAAATTTAATTTCACCGGAAGAGTTAGAAGCGTCTATTGAAGCTTTTACTTATCCTGAGGAATTTGGTCAATGTGATGGGTCTGCAATTGTTGGACCAGTTGACAGTGGTGTTGAAATTGGACAACAAACGCGTAAACAATTTGCGTTATGTTGGCAAACAAAAGTTGGTAATGACTTAGATCCTGATTTAGGGTATAAGATTCATATCATGTACGGTTGTTATGCAGGACCTAGCGAACGTTCTCATGATACAGTAAATGATAGTCCAGAAGCTATGACTTTCAGTTGGGATATTACAACTACTCCAGTCGAAGTAACTGGGTTTAAACCAACTGCATCAATCGTATTAGATTCTACTAAAGTAGATCCTACAAAACTAGCTGCAATCGAAGATATTCTATACGGTACAGAGTCAGTTGAGTCTGCTTTAATGTTACCTGATGCGATTATTACAGAATTAAACGCATCATAATTATTTATTAACTAAAAAAAAGGGGTTGCATAAAAAACAGCCCCTTTTATTTTTTATTTTTTAACTATACTAAAAAAACAAAGGAGAATTTGGAAATGTTAACAAAAAAAGTAAAATATACCGATTATAAAGGTAAAGAAAGAGAAGAAGAATTTTTGTTTAACCTAACTCAAGCAGAAGTTGCAGAGTTAGAATTAAGTCATGATGGTGGATTATCTGAAAAAATTAAAAGAATTGTTGAGGCTGAATCCAACAGTGAAATCATTGTAATCTTTAAAGATATACTTTTACGCTCTTATGGAAAAGTATCTGATGATGGTCGTAGATTTATTAAAAGTAAAGAATTAAGAGAAGAATTTTCACAAACAGAAGCATACTCTATCTTGTTTATGGAATTAGCAGGAGATGCAGATGCTGCCACAGCATTCATAGAAGGAATTACACCAGCGGTTAAAGATATTAAAGCTTAAAATAGAAAAAAAGGAGATTTAGGGAATGTTAGAATTATTAATACCAAAAACTAGACTTTGGGACCAAAAAGCGAATAATGGAAATGGAGAATTCGTATACTCTCAAGAGTGTAGGATTAAATTAGAACATTCCCTAGTTTCTGTTGCTAAATGGGAATCTAAATATCATAAACCATTTCTTGATGATAAGGATAAAACAAATGAAGAATTGCTATACTATATAAAATGTATGACGATTACTCAAAACGTTAAAGATATAGTATATTTAGCTTTAACCAAAGAACACACAAAACAAATAACAGATTATATAAGTAATAAAATGACAGCTACATGGTTTAGTGATGAAAAACAAAAACCTGGTAATAAGGTCGGAAATAAAAAAGAAACCAAAACAAGCGAGTTGATTTATTACTGGATGATATCGCATCAGATACCTTTCGAATGTCAGAAATGGCATCTTAATAGACTTTTAACACTTATTAAAGTTTGTAATGCAAAACAAAAAGCAGCGAATTCTACAAAAGGTGGTAAACACAAAAGGGATTTGCTTCGTGAGAACTATAACATAAACGCTGCTAGAAGAAAGGCGATGAACACAACTGGTTAAATTTAAAATTAAAGGGTCTTGGAAAAGAACGGATCGATTTTTTAAGAAATCTGTTAGAGTTAGTAAATTTGAAAACATTACCGAGCTAGGAGAATTAATAGTAACTCGGTTAAAGACAGCCACGCCTAAGGATTCTGGAATAACAGCAGATTCTTGGGAGTATGAGGTTATAAATGAGAAAAATAGTAAAACGCTCAGAATAATGAATAGTAACACTCAAAATGGTATTAATATAGCTCTTCTTGTTGAATTTGGACACGCTAGCGTCAATGGAACTTGGGTAGAAGGGATAAGTTATATAGAGCCAGTAGTTAGAGATTCTTATAATGAGGTTTTATCTAAAACATGGAAGGAGTTGAATAAACTATGAGTCGTTTCGTTGATGAAAGAGTTGTTGAAATGTCGTTTGACAATAAAAAATTTGAAAAAAATGTCAAAACAAGCATGGGCACAATAGATAAATTAAAAAGTAGTTTAGACTTCTCGGGTACATCAAACGCAATAAGTAACGAATTAGGTAGTATAAATGTGAGCGGATTGACTGCCGCCATGTATAGAGCAAAACAACAATTCACGGCATTAGAAGTTGTAGCAATAACAGCACTAGCAAACATTACAAACAGAATAGTTAATCTTGGAGTAGAGATGGTAAAATCTCTTAGTACAGATAACATAGCAGCCGGATGGCAAAAACTAGGACAAATTGCTATAAGCGAAGCAACACTACTTGCTCAAGGGTTTGAACAGGATAAAGTAACAGAAACGTTAGAAAAATTAACGTGGTTTGCAGATGAAACATCATATTCATTAACAGACATGGTTGATAATATGTCAAAGTTTACAGCTTCTGGTAGAGATTTAGATGAATCTGCAAATGCAATGATGGGTATAGCAAACTGGGCAGCTTTAGCTGGACAAAACTCTACAAAAGCTAGTACAGCAATGTATCAACTATCTCAAGCATTAGGTAGAGGATATGTTGGTTGGGCTGATTATAAATCTATAGTTAATGCGAATATGGACATGAGAGAATTCAGACAACGCGCGTTAGATATGGCAGTTCTTAAAGGAGAATTAGTAGCACTTACAGACGGTTCTTATGCTTCAAAAAACGGTGACATATTTAATATTGATAACTTTACTGAATCCCTCTCTACTGGGCAATGGTTTACTTCAGACGTTTTATTAGCAACACTTAATGAATACGCAGAAGGAGCTAATAAAATATTTCAATTGATAGCAGATGACGATTCTGTAGATACAGCAACTGAAGCTATAAAAAAATATTCAGATGAGATTGATGCATTTCAATTAAAAGCTTTCTTGGCAGCACAAGAGGCTAGAACATTTAGGGACACAATACTGGCAGTTCAAGATGCTGTTTCTTCTGGATACATGATGATGTTTACAAAAGTTTTCGGAGCAGTAAGTGAAGCTAAAGTATTCTGGACAGATTTGGCAAATGAATTATATAATGTATTTATGGATGGTATGTGGAAAAAAATAGACATATTAGACATATGGGCCAATCTAGATGGAAGAGACGATCTTTTTGCTAACACTGAAGAAAATACAGGCGCTTTCTGGAACTTGTTTAATGCTATAGTTGCAATTAAAGATTTGATAAGTGGTGCATGGCAAGACGTGTTTGGATTTTCTGAAGCGGAAGAATACGGAAAACAAATTAATGAAATAGCTGTAAAATTAAAAGATTTAACCACTAGATTTAAAGAATTTACTTCAAAATTGTTCTTAAATAAAGAAGCCACTAAGGATTTGAAAAATATTTTTAGAGGGTTATTTAGTATATTAAAAATAGTTGGAAAAACTTTTAAAGCAGTTTATAAAGGGTTGAAACCTGTATATGAGGTACTTTCTCAAATTACAGGAAATCTTAATTTACTCGGATTCTTTGGCGATATAGGTAATGCAATAGCTAATTTTGCAGACTCAGATGACATGTTTGAAAGTATAACAGAATCTATTTCTGGATTCTTAAAAACTATTATAAATTTTATAGAGAAATCAGAAATTATAGAAACAGTCATGACTGGGGCTACAATAGCTGTTAGTTGGCTTGGTGATAAACTTAACACTGTGGTGATACCGACAGTAAAGAAAACAGGACTTTTGTTAGGCTGGCTTGGAAAAGAAATCACTATATTATTGGATAAAACAGGAGCATTAATTGCCAAATTTATTAATTGGTTTAAAACGAATGAGAGAATTCAAAATGGTTTTGCAAAGTTTAAATCATTAATGGTTACTATAGGGGAGTCGTTTAGTTACGCTCGTGATAAAATAGTAGAATTCTTTAAATCGTTTAATAAAGGGGATTCTGATGGATTTTTAGAATTTTCTGAAGATGCAGAGAAAAGATTAAAGCCGTTTGCTAAATTTGTAGAAGGTTTTGTTACATTATTAGAAGGTTTATGGACTGTAATAAAAAGTGTGTCTAATACAGTAGGACAATTCTTTAAATTTATAGGAGAAAGCCTTACTAAAATAGGTAATAAATTAAAAGAAATTTTTACAAAAGAAAACGGTGATGTAGATTTTGCAAAATTATTTACTGTAGGTTTTTGGGGGGCTATCGCAGTTGGTGTATATCGATTTGCTGAAGTTCTTCAGTCAATAACTAGTGTTATTAGAGATGCATTTGAAGGGATGTTTGATTACTTCAATTCTAAAGCAATGCAACAATATATGGAAGCCATAAAAACAATGTCTATAAGTATAATGTTGATGGTTGCTTCTCTTATAATACTTGGTTCAATAGATGAGGGCGTTTTAAAAAGGGGTCTTGCCTCTTTAACTGCATTAATCGCATATATAGTAGGAACTATGATACTAATGAAAAATTTAGTGAAAGGTTCAAGTACAAAAAGTATAATAAAAGATGGTCGTAAATCAATAAAAGATACAATAGATATGACTTCTAATCTTGTAGGATTGGGTGTTGCATTTATGGGGCTTGGGGTTGCCGTAATGTTATTGGCAACTTCGATGAAATTGATTAATACCATGGATCCTAAGGAATTGGCTTACGGGTTATTAATAGTCGGTTCTTTAATGGGGATGTTAACGGTTGTTATGAGATTGGTTTCGTCTAAAGACAAACAGGTCAACAAAGCTGTTAAATCTATGGTTAAAATGGCTTTATCGATAGCTTTATTAGTTAGACCATTGAAAAGAATAGGAGGCATTGATACAAAAGTTGCAATTAAAGGACTAATTGGGATAGCCTCATTAATGATAATAGTTACTGGATATTCTAGATATAGTAAAGTAATGAATAAATCGCAAAAAGCAGTTTATGGTTTGATTGGTATTGCGGTTGCATTAAACTTAATGATTTTACCTTTAACATTAATAGGCATGATGGATATTTTAAAAATAGGTAAGACTCTTTTGTCGTTGGGTGTTTTGTTTGGTCTGGTAACAGCAGCAAGCAAGTCTCTTAAATTAAAAGATGCCAATAGATTAAAAGTTTTGGCAAAAGAATTAATAAAATTGTCTATTGCTTTATCTTTCTTTGGGACATCAATGTTAATTGTCGGTCTTAATAGCTGGAACACAATTGCTAAATCAATTGTTTCAATATCAGGTATATTTATTGCAATGGCATATTTAGGTAAGTCATTAACAAAACCAAGAGTCGCTAATCTTTCTAAATTGATATGGATGTTAATTCCGTTATCTATTGGTTTATTAGCTTTTGGTGCATCTTTGGTTGGAATCTCTTTAATTCCTTGGAAAAACATAGGAAAGTCTATGTTGTTGGTAATTGGGATTCTATCAATGTTAACAATATTAACAAAAGTATTAAAATCAGTAGGGTCTGGACCTAAATCATTATTGATATTAGGTGTTGCGCTTGGTGTTCTTTCTGGCGGACTACTTCTATTTAGTGTAGCTTTAATTGCTTTGGGGAATATACCATTTAAGGTGATCGCAACAGGACTTTTAGGTATAATGGCATTATTTGGCATTTTAGTTGGCGTTGGATATTTAATAACTCCTATCATACCGTCTTTATTGGCGTTAGCCACAACCATGTTAATAATGGCCGGTGCAGTAGCTATTTTTGGAGTTGGTGCTGTTCTTTTGGCGAAAGCGTTTGCAATATTTACAGCAGCAGTCGTTGCCGGAGGTGTCGCATTTGGTGTAACATTAGGTTTAATGGCTTCTGCAGTATTAGCGGCAATGCCGACCATAATAGCAGCAATAGGCGAATTCGTTAAAGGCCTTATACAGAAATGGATTGAAGTTATTCCATTAGTTATAACCAGTTTCAAAGTGTTTATAGTAGAATTTGTTAAAGCACTTGGCGAATTGATACCTGAAATAGGAGCAGTAATTGTAACATTAGGGAAAGAATTATTAAACATAATCGATGAGTTAGCACCAACAATAACTAATACAATGTTGAATCTTATGACGTCTATACTAGATGGTCTAATTAAACACGCGCCAGATTTGGCTACTAAATTGTTAGATTTATACATTGGTATTTTTAATTCATTACAAACAAAGATACCAGAAATAATGGAATCTATGAGATTGTTTATAACAGAAATAATCATTGCGGCAGTCGATGAGATAACGGCGTTCTATCCAATGTTAGTAGATGAAGGTTTTAGATTAATCATAGGTTTATTAGACGGTTTGGGGTTAGCGATAGAAGAGAATTCAAGTAAAATAAATGAAGCAATGAAACGCTTCGGTAATCACATTTTGCAAGCTTTCAAAAACTTCTTCGGAATAAATTCGCCTTCAACCGTAATGGCTAGTCTTGGAGGTTTCTTAGTACAGGGGCTTATTAAAGGTTTGTGGGATAATTTAGTATATTTACTACAATCTATAGGTACTTGGGTAAGAAATATATGGAACACTCTAGTTACAAAATTCCTAGAAGCAATTGACATGGGTAAAACATTGGTCCTTAATATTAAAGATGGAGCCGCTAGTGCATGGGGTACTATAAAAGAATGGTTTTCGGAAAAAGCTACTTCTATAGTTGACGTATTTAGTAACATTAAAGGCTTTATAAAAAATGCTGGCCGTGATGTCTTAGGTAATTTTAAAGAAGGATTCAAGAATGCTTGGAATGGAGCTTTGGGTATAGCTAGATGGATTGGCGAGAAAGTTGATTGGATAAAAGATACGTTTAGGAATTTGCCAGAATCATTTAGAAATATAGGTGGCAACATAATGGACGGTTTAAAAGAAGGCCTTAGAGACACTTGGCATAAGGTAAAAGAAGTATTAAACACTCTAGTTGGATATTTACCATTATGGGCTCAAGATTTACTTGGTATAGCATCGCCATCAAAGGTATTTAAAGAGATAGGTGGTTATGTATCAGAAGGTATGGCCGTCGGTATTGATAGTAACACAAAAATGGTTAAAAAAAGCGCTTTGGATATGGCGGATGGAGCTATAGATAGCGTTGAAAAATCTGGTATGAATAATGCACTATCTTCCATTCTAGATATGCTTTCTGGAGAATTTGATAATGAGATAGTTATAAAACCAGTGTTAGATCTTTCAGAAATTCAAAATGGAAAAAATTTAATGAGTAGTATGTTATCGGGTAATTATGGAATAGATGTGTCAAATTCAATGGCAAATGTTGTAAGAGATAATATTAATAAGCCCGCTGACAAAAATAACAAAACAAACACCACTTCCTCTGGAGAAAATAATGGTGCAGAAATAATTAACAACACATTTAACATAACAGGAGCAAATCCTAAAGAAATCGCAGAGGAGGTTTCTAAAGTATTACAAAATCAAGTAGATAGGAGAAAACTTAGATGGGGAGTATAACATTTAATAACATATCTACAAACAGCATGGGGGTCGTAGTTCAGGCCCCTCCTGTTTATGAATTTCCAGCTAGGAACATGTCCTCTGCAAGCATTAATGGTCGCAATGGAGATATACTGATAGATAAAAACTCTTATAAAAACGTAGTTAGAGAGTATAGTTTAGCAGCCGCGTTGGATACGACAGAAGGTGCGTTTGTGGATAAAGTTCGTGAAATAGTTGACTGGTTATCAACGGTTAATGGTTACGCCAGATTGACTGATACATACGAGCCAGAGTATTTTAGATTGGCTGCTTTTAGATCAGGAGGCGCAATGCCAAACTTTTACGACCAAGCAACCGCTATAAAAATAAAGTTTGAGTGTAAACCTCAAAGATTTTTAATATCGGGGGAGGATCCGATAGTAGACAATAACTATCAAGAGGGTAGATGGATAAATGTCCCAAATCCTACAAAATATATAGCTTTACCAGAAATAACAATCAACGGTGAAGATGTTAATTTAAAATTCTCAGAATCTAATAATGGTGATATTATTTCTGAGATTAGTATAGACGGAACACTAGTAAACGCCATAATTGATTCTGAATTACAAGATTGTTATGACGAAACACAGTATTTAAATAATAACACAGAAACAATAAATGGATTTCCAAAACTATATCCCGGAGACAATTGGATATTCATAAATGAAGGGATAAGCTTATCAATTAAACCAAGATGGTGGGTGTTATAAATGATTAGAATATATGATAAGGATGAAACGTCATTCGATAAACTTGGGCTTGGTAGCTTAGATGATACTTTAGCTGCTGTTGTAGTAGAAGAGTTAAATGGGGAATATGAGCTTGAGATGGAGTACCCATTATCGGGTAGACATTTCGATAAAATAAAGATTCAGAATATTATATTTTGTAAATCAAATGTTAATTCGGATCCGCAACCTTTTCGTATATACTCTATTACAAAACCTATTGACGGCGTAGTAACAATTAATGCAGAACATATTTCTTATGATATGAATGGTATATTAATATTACCAAAAAGAGTGGAGAATTATGTAAGTGTTTATATCATAAGTGATTTAGAAGAGGATAGATACAAAGAGCAATGGCTATCATTGACTGTTGATGGTAATGCGCTAGATCCAGATTCAGACGCGATTTATATTGTAAAATCTGAAGGAGATTATTATAATAATCTATACGTTTGGGATTATTTACGTAGTATTTATGAAGAGGTTAATAGTCATGCTTTTCCAATAGCGTCTTATGGAACAAAAGTAACTATTGGTGATGAAGAGGGTTATCAACTAGGAAGTATCATAGCAGGAATCAATGCAGCAACAGCCCTTCCTTTAAAAAATCCTTTTACAGTTTATAAAGGAAATGATAAGGAAAATGAATTAAAAGAAGAAGGTTTTAAAATAAGTAAACCGATGTCTCTAAGACAAGTATTAGGAGGTTCGACAGAGTCTTTGCTTGAAACATTTAAAGGAGAATTGTCTTTTGATGGTTTTAGAGTTTACTTAAACAACAAAAGAGGCGTTGATCGCGGGATAACAATTCGTTATGGTAAAAACATGACGGATTTAGAACATGAAGAAGAAGGAACAAGTCTATATACAGGAATATTTCCTTTTTATTCTAAAGCTTACTCGGAGTCTTTTACAAGTACTAGTCCAGTATTTCAAGAAGCTTATATAGTAGACGGAGCAATAGCATTTACCGCTGGATGGTTATCTACAGAGATAGCAGATGCTGATGCATTGACAGGAGGTATTCCTCTAAAACCAATAGTAGAAGCTTCTAGAGTTTTAATTGGCGCTGTTAATGAAGTGGTAGAAAGATATGCACCAATGATCATTAAAACAGAGGGCGATAATGAAGATAAGATTGTTGTCTTTAAAAAGAATAAAAAAGCAACTGAAGATGAACCAGCAACATTATTTGATGTTTGGGTAGATTTTGATGTAGTAAATGATTTAGAGGTTGTTTCAAACATTTATAGTAGTATAGATAAAACTCCAGAAACACTTATGACTCCTGAATTTGGGATGATATACAGAGTTATGGATGAAGAAGCAACAGAATTATTTAGTAAAAATATTATTTACGTTGATTCAGAAATAGGATTTATCGTGTATGATAGTGATGGGTTTTATCATTTTGCAGAAGATGCAACCAAAGTTAGTGATTCCACACCATTACCTTTAATAATTCCATTGTATAAAATAAGTTGGAATGAAGTTAATGAAGAATGGGAAAAAGATTTAGATAACGGAAAATACTATGCTAGACCTATCAAACCATCCGTTTCAACAGAGAGTGTAGAAAAGTATGTTTATGTCGATCTTCAAAGACATCAGGTAGAAGACGGTTCTGATACAATACTTCAAAATGGAATAATATATGTTAATGAAACTTTAAAAAATAGAGACGTTCAAAACATTTTATCACTTGATTTAACATCTGATATAGATGCAATAGGTGGTTTAAATCCAGAGGATGTCACTAGAGATCACGTGTTTAATAAAGCAGAGAAATATTTAGAGGATAATGATTTAACAAAAACAAAAGAAACAATAACCATAGCTTTTGCAATGTTATCTGATAGTGCTGAGTATGAGCATCTTAAAGGGTTAGAAATCGTTGAAATTGGAGATGAAATCGGCGTTGTTTATGAAAATTTAGGAGTTAACGCAAAACACAGGATTATAGCAACAGAATATGACGTTTTGACAGACTCTTATATTTCTATAGAATTAGGAGAAAAACAAAAAAGCATAAGTAATAACGTTGTTACTTCTGGTGATAATGTATCTACTCTTAAAAATGATTCTGAATACACAGACAAAGAATACATAACAAAACTTATTGCGGAGAATGCGGAGATAATAAATGCTGAGATACAAAACGCTTTTATAGAGACATTGAAAGTTGCCAAGGTAGATGTTACAGGTTTAATTGAAGCAACTAGTGCTTCTATAGATTCGCTAATAGCAAAATTATTGGTTGCAGAAGATGCAGAAATTAAAAATGCATTAACCGCAGGTGCTTTAAAAGTACGTGGAGATATAGATGTCGATAGTGGTCATATTAAGATAAAAAGAAGAACCGACATAACAATTACAAACGTCTACACTAGAGATGGAGAAGAAGCTTACTCATCAACATGGCTAAGCGATTCTTTTGGTGGAACATCATTAATACCTAATGAAAATACTTCATACCTAATAAAATCAACAGGTAATTATAAAAATATTCTTGTTGGTTGGGATTCAACTAACAGTAGTTACTATAGACTAAGTCAGTATATATTTGAAGTCGATAGAGAAGGTAATTTAACTGCGCAATCTGTTAATATAGAAGGCGGTATAATAACAATAGGGAATGATATTTTTACAGTTGATCGTAATGGTCTTGTTAAATCTGAGAATATTTATATAAAAGACGGATATGCTGATAAAATGGACGTTGGAGAAATGAACGTTAATGAAATCACTGTTGATGAGATATTTTTTACAGATAGTGACGTTTCGTTAAAAAGAATTTCAGAAGGTAATTTCGAATCGCACGAAGTCAACATCATGGCAAATGGTGTAATAGTTAACAATGTTTTGACGATTACAATAACCCCAACGTATAGTTTATATTCCAATAAAGTTATAAAAGTTAGTTATACTTATAAAGATGCATTAGGTAATTTATATCCTGGAATGATTAATATTACATTAATAGCTGGTGCACCAAACGCGTCGGCTGATATAAATTTAGGACCTGGGACTTGGTTTGTTGAGAACAAATTTAACAGAGTATTTCCAACTACTTTTACGGAATCAAGAATTAATGGTAGCAGTGATAGTTTGGTAATAGTTATAAATGGTCAGGAGTACGATATAATAACAGGAATAACGGCCAATGATAACGGGCCAATTTCTATAGAAAACGAATTACCAAGCGGAGATGGTATGAGAAATAACTATATGGTATTTGTTTTTAGAGAACAAAGTTAGAAAATTATTTATGAGGAGAACTTAAAATGAAAGAAAAAAAACCAGTTTCAAAAATGAATAAACCAGAATTACTAGAAGAAGTAAAAAGACTTAAAGATATCGAAGAACGTTATTTTAGGGCAGAAACAAAATTTGAAAATATGAAATCGGCTAGAGAGAGTGATTTATTAGAGGTTGACGAGGCTCGAAAAATTAAGAGAGAATCGAAAGCAAAAGAACAACTGATGGTAAACGCATATAATAGTCAAATTGAACATCTAAAAAAAACAGTAAAAGAGCAATCAGAATTAATCTTAAGTTTGTTTGATACAACAGATAATTTATTTAATCAGCAACGTTTCTTTTATAAAAAATATAAAGGGATTTTTATTTCAGACGAAGAAATAAAAAAGGAAGCGATTGATGATGAAAAAGTAAAAGAATAATAGGAGGTTAAGCTTACATGGCTACATATAAAGGATTATTTTATGTCTATAATGAAACAGAAAATGATTTTGATATTTTAAAACCTGATATAGACGCGGATAATGTTATTGGCGGAGTATTTCATTTAGATAGAATTCCAGAATTGACGCTGGATAAAATACCAACTTTGGATTCTTCTAAAATACCAGATTTAAATGCTTCTAAAATCACAGATGGAATTTTAGATCCTGCATTATTCCCAGCAATAGCAATTAGTTCTGTGCATACAGTAACATCAATGGCATCTTTGTCCGTTATTTATACTGGCTCAGAACTACAGTCTGGGGATGTTGTCATATCAATAAATGAAAACAAGTCATATATTCATAACGGAGGTACTGCAGGGGATGCCTCTGATTTCACAGAATTAAAAACCCCTACATCAGGAGTTACATCTGTTAATTCCATGACTGGTGCAGTAACATTGACAAAAGCACACATAGGTCTAAACAATGTTGACAACACTGCAGATGCTTCTAAAAATGTTTTGAGCGCTTCAAAATGGACTAATTCTAGAAAGTTAACATTAGGAGGAGATGCTACTGGGGAAGTAACTTTTAATGGTGAAAATGATTTTACATTAACGGTTACCGTTGCTAATAATTCGCATGAACACACTATTAGCAACATTACTAATTTAGGAGATACGCTTTTAGCGAAACAGGACAAAATAGACGTTATAACACAAGCGACATTCTCGTCGTTGTCAACAAGTGGATTAAATGACGGTAAAATTGTATTTGTCCATTAAAATAAAGATATAGGAGGTATATAGTATGGCTGCTCTGAAAGGAACTTTAAAAAAATGGACAGTGGCTGATGATGAATGGTCAGACTTGTATCCAAGAACGGTTTTTGATGAAGTGATGGTAAGTGAATTAGACGCGACAACACTAACATCAGTAATAAATACAATAAACCAGAGTATATCAAATCTTCAAAGCGGAGGAGCCGCTGCTGAAATAGTTGATGATAACACAGACAATACAACGAATTTTAAAATATGGACAGGACCATATTCGGATTTGCCGTCTACGCCTGATGATAGGGTAATATATTTGACGGATGTAGATTAGGAGTTGATTATAGTATGGCAGTAATTATTAAAAATACAAACCCTCAACCAAAAGGACAACAATTATGGGACACGCCTGGTGTTTATACTTTTACAGTACCTGTTGGAGTAACTTCTTTGTCAGGAGTACTCGTGGGCGCTGGAGGCGGTGCTGGTGGTTCTGGTAACAATGTTGGTGGCGCTGGTGGCGGTGGCGGATGTTTGGCATGGTTTAGAGGTTTAACAGTAACTCCAGGCGAAACTTTTGAAATAAAGGTTGGTGCTGGAGGAGCTGGAGGAGCTGCTGGTGGTGGAGATGGTTCTCACGGACAATGGGGTTATCTTAAAAGAAATTCTACCGGTGTAAAAATGATTGTCACTAGGTCTGGTAGAGGCGGCGTTGGAGATGCCGATCAACCAGGAGGAGTTAGCCTATCGGCTACTATAAATACGCCAGACGATTTCGAGGCGTACGATAGATACCTTGGCGGTCAGGGGGGAGCCTCTGATGGCGGTGCTTGTGGTGGCGCTGGAGGCGGTGCTGGTGGATATTCCGGTAATGGTGGTAAAGGTGGTACATCAAACAGTAATGTTGGTCAAACTGGTGGTACTGGCGGTGCTGCTGGTGGTGGAGAATCTGATAGTTATGGCGCTGGCGGAGGAGGAGGTACTGGAGTTTATGGCGAAGGTGCATCGGGTGCTGCTACTGGTAATTTAGACGGTTCAGAAGGAGCCGGTGGTTATGGCGGTTCTGGTGGTGAAAAAGGCGAAAACGGAGATAATATGGGTGGAAAAGGTGGATGGCCTGGCGGGGGTGGAGGAGCCCCTGAAGATGACGATTTATTACCTGGTGGAGCAGGAGCTGATGGTGCTTGTCGTTTAATATGGGGAGCAAATAGGTATTTTCCAGACACTAACACATCAGATGTTGAGGAGAGCGATGATATTTTTGCTAATCTTACACCGAAATCTAAAGATGGAACCTCTTATAGAGATTTAGCAGCAGTTTATAGAGGAGAAACACTTATATGGCCTGAAGTAAAGAAACCTGTATTAGCTGAAGGAAATACTTACATCGATGGTGCATTCGCTATAGATGTAGACAATCCTAATGATTTTCAATGCGGAGTTTATTATGGATTAACAACAGAGAAAGCAAGAACCTATAAAGCTTCTGTATCAGCATTGAGTGAATATGGTTTAGATGTTACTGGTCTTAATAATGCTTGGCCATACACTATAAAGGTTAGTCTTAGAAAAGATAATGCATGGTCTACACCAGCATTAATTAATGTAATTACTTATGGAGATAGAATTCCTTCTAACTTAGAATTGATTAGATATTGGTTCGATGAAACAAGTATAACAATAAGGGTTAAAAATAAAGACGTATTACCAGTATATGTATATTATGAAGAAGATGATTCAACCCCTAATGATAATGCTGGGTTAGTTCAACCAGGAGAAACAGTGGATTGCACAATGTCTGGTCTTGTAAATGGACAAACTTATGATATTTATGCAAGAGCAAGAGGAGAATCTTTTTGGGGTTCGGATTATTCAGCTGATACGTTACACGTAGTAGTTACAACTGGTACTCCTACAGAGGAACCAACAATTGTTTACTCTTCAAAAACCCACGATTCAATTAATGTTTTGATAACAAATGAGGATAGTAGAAGCGTTACAATGTATGCTGATGAGAATGAAAATCCAACAACATCAGTTGGTACTTTTTCTGCTGGCGAGACTAAGGTAGTAACAATTCCAGGTCTTTCGCCAGAAACAACTTATAAAATATATGCAAAAGCTGTATATAATAGTATAGAATCTACTGTTGCAGAAACAATAGATATTACTACAAATACTGCCCCTAGAATACCAACAGAACCAATGGTAAATTATGTGAGTAAAGGTATAAATTGGATTTCTGTAAGTGTTATAAATAAAGATATAGAATCCATAACGATATGCGCAGATGTAGATACGGATTACCCTACCACCATTAAAGAAAGTGGCGTAGGGTATAATAGCGTTAAAACAATTGTGATTAGTGGGTTAGATGATTACACTTTATACGACGTGGCTGTTAGGGTTAAAACTTCTGAAAATGCATATTCGACAACGGTTTATATTAATGATGTTAGAACATTATCTAGGATTCCGTCGTCACCTACAATAACATATTTATCAAAGACAAACAACACAATAGAAGTAAGCGTTACTAATAATGATTCGGAAAGTGTTACATTATATTCAGATGAATTAGCGACGCCTGTTACGAACAGGGGTGTTTTAAGTTCTGTTCCACCTGGAGATACAGTGGTATTTGATGTGGAGAACTTAGAACCGTCTGCGACATATAGGATAAGAGCTAGAGTAAAGTTGAATGATGTGTACTCTAGTACGGTTGAAACATCCGAAATAACAACTTATAGAGTACCAGCTATTCCTGAAATAATTTCTGGGAGTGTTACGGTTACTGCAAACACAATAACGCTTATTGTTAAAAATAATGATCTAGAGACTTGTTATATTTGCGTTGACCACGATGATCCAACCCCAGGCACTTCATATGGAGAAGTTGCTTCGGGTCAAACAAAATCAATAACAATACTTGTGCCTAACTCAAATACTTTCTATGATGTTTATGCGTGCGCAAGATTAAATGGAGTTCATGGTTTGAGTGATAGTGTAGTTAATATTAAGACACTAGAAAGAGTGCCTGAGATGCCTGCGTTTAATGGGTACACAGCAACTTCTGATAGCATAACCCTTAATGTACACAATATGGATGATGAGACTGTTGAGTTATACTGTTCATTGGTTTCTGATGCAGGTGATACAACTAATTTATATTTACAACCTAATGGTGACGCTAGTGGTGGCGATTACTTAAATTATACGATAGACGGTCTCAATCCAAATACTAGTTACACTGTCTATATAAAAGTTAAACTTGGTACAATGTTCTCACCAATTAATTCAACCAATATGATAACAGACCCAAGGGTACCAGTGTCTCCAACGATTTCTTTAAGCTCTGTTGATACCACATCAATAACTGTTAAGGTTACTAATAAAGATCAAGAGGATGTTGCCATTTATGTAGAGGAAAACGATTCAACACCAAACGATATTAAGTATTCTGGAGTTGGTTATAATGTTTTGAAATACTGTACCGTAGGAGGCCTACAACCTAACACATATTATGATATTTATGCAAGGGTTTTATTGGATGGAGTTTACTCGCCTTCTGTTAAGTTAGATAACGTTAAAACAGACTATTCTGTACCTAGTAACCCGACCATAACTTTTGTTTCAAAAACAGAGAACTCGATAACTGTAAATGTTAAGAATATTGATTCTAGGACCGTTGATGTTTATTGTGGTACATCTTCTTCTCCTGGAGATAGTGGGGTTAATTTGAATGGCGGGGATGATGCAGACATAACTATATCAGGTTTAAGCGCCTACTCGTACTATACAATATATTCTAAGGTGAGATACTTGTCTAAGTACTCAGGGGTAGTCGATACAGGAGCAATTCAAACAGATCCGAGAACCCCGAATGAACCTACTATAACTTTTGACTCTAAAACAACTACTACTATTACGGTTTTGGTTGATAATGAGGATTTAGAAGGTGTTTCTTTATATGTAGATACTTCAAGTAACCCAACGGTTTATAGGGGGACTATGATATCTATGGAGGATGATAAGTCTGTCATGCTATCTGGTTTATCTCCAAATACTAGTTATACTATATATGCTAGGGTAAAATTAAATGGTGTTTACTCATCTTCGGATTCAGTAAATGTTACTACACTTAAAGTCGATGCTGCCACGCCTACGATAGAGGATGTTAGTACGGTAACATATAAATATAAGGTAAAAAATAATGACTCTGAAACAGCCGAGATATTCGCAGAACACGGCGATACAACACCGGATGTATCGAGAGGTAATGTTGCATCAGGTAGTTATACTTCAGTCGTTGATACGGGTATACCGTCTAATTTAGGGACTTTAAATGTTTATGCGCAGGCTAAAGTTTCCGGTAAAAATGATAGTGATGTAGCTAGTATAGTAATATAATAAGGGGGTTCTATTGTGGATAAACAGTACCTACTCGATTCTATAGAAGAGTGGAATGGGATCGGGATTATAGAGTTTGATGAGATATTGAACGGTGGAATTAGAAACCACAGACGCATGCTATGTGGTAAGAAAAAGACTATAGAATTTATAGAAAGATATTTTGATGATGATCTTTATGGTCATTTTGGCGATAATGTCATGACAACAATTATTAAATATTACATCAAGGAGGATAATACGTAATGTCAATTTGGCAAATTATAGGGTGGATTTTAGCAGCTATTGTATTCAGTGCAAGTGTATTGGATTCGATTATACGTTGGTATAGGGCTTATAGAGATGCTAAAAAATCAGCAAACAAAGCAGTAGATGATCATATAAAAGAGGTCATTAAAGAGGATAGAGAATTTAATTGTCCAGCAATTATTACTCGAGAGAGGGACCTTTTAGATAGGCGTGCTGAGACAGATTCAATTAAGGAATTTATAACTAGTGAGATTCGTCCGATAAAAGAATCTTTAACCGATATAAAAGATTGGAATAAGAAAATGCATCATTCTATAATGGACGACCTGCAGATAAAACTTAGGGCTATTTATAAAAGATTTGAGCGCAAAGGAACTTTATCCGAAGTAGACCAAACGAACTGGGATAAATATTACTCAGGATATAAGAATTTAGGCGGGAATAGCGATATAAAAAGAATGGATGAAATTATTCAAAAGACTAGACTCGAGATTAGTATTGGTAAAGCAAAAAATAAAAAAAGTAGTCAGGAGGACGACGATGAATCAAATGATTAAAAGAATCACGGCAGCATTAGTGTTCTTAACAGGTTTTGTGTTTGCTCTTTTAGGTTTATTTGGAATTAATGTAACCGTGAACCAGACAGACGTAAACAATGTTATATTTGGATTGGGTGTGATAGTGGGAGTCATTATCGAATTTGCTCCTATGATTTACGATTTAGTTAAGGACAAAAACTATAAAGAGTTACTGTCGATTGTTAGTGATGTAGTAAAGGCAGTTGAGGAATCTTCAGAAGGTCTTAGTGGACAAGAGAAGAAGGATAAAGCAATGAATGCAATTAGGATTATTTGCGAGAAGCGTGATATTCCATTTGATGTCGAAAAAGTTTCTCATATGATCGAATCCATCATTGCAATTTATAATACAGTAGTTAAACAATAATAGGAGGAAAGAAAAATGAAAAAACAAGCAGTAATTGAGTTTGAAGCATCAAAAGGTTCATCAGAACCAGTAAAAGCTGAAGTTGAAATGGAGTTAGTAGAAGTTCCTGACTACTCTGAATTAGCTAACGGCAATTATAAGTTGAGCGTTACTGATGGAGTTGCAACTTGGGTCGAGGTAATTGAATTACCTGATCATTCCGAATTAGCTAATGGCGACTATAAGTTGACTATGGTTGATGGTACTGCAACTTGGGAATTAATCGTTTAATGTGATTTATTAAAAACCAATGACCTTTGTATATTTTACATGGGTTCTTGGTTTTTTATTGTTTACCTAAACACGCATAATTAACATACCTCTTTATAGAAATAACTATATATAATATAAGGAGGATATTAGTAATGGTTAATGTTTTAAAAGATAAAATTTATTTATGGGATTTCCATAAGAACGAGTTGATTAATATGAACTATCATAGTTTATATTGTTGTAATCGTTTGGGTTGGGAACCAGTACTTAAAGATTTTGCTGAAAGCATTAAAGTTAGTAATGACGATTTAGATTTTATTACGGTTGAACAAAAAGAAAGAGTAGATGAATACTATAGAAATAGAGAAGATTATGATATGACATATATACAAGTGGTCGATTATATACAGGCTTTAGATAAGGGTATTTTATAATACTCTTTTTTTTATTTTTGTTTAGGTAAACACGCATAATATGCATAGCTCTTTATAGAAAATAAAAGGAGGAATTTTTAATGAAATTGTTTTGGAAAATTGCTGGGGTTAGTATCCTTGCTAGTATTCTTACGAATACAGCGGTGAACACTGCTAGTAGAATCAGAAGAAGTAAAATTGAAGATGATGACTATGAGGAAAAATTAAAAGAAAAGAGAGAAATGAAACGTCAACAAAAATTAGATAAGAAAAAATCTAAAAAAGTTGAGGAATAAACATTTCCTCTTTCTTTATATTAAAAAAAAGAAGGAGAACTTAGAAAAATGAAAGAAAAAAACAAAACAGAAGGAATTATAAACTTTAGAAAACAAAGAAGAAAATTCAGAGTAACATTCCTTGCCGAAGTATATTATGAGGATGGGAGTGAATCTTTAGTACCTATGAATCGTAATTGTATTATTGATGGTGTAAATAGAGGAGAGACAGAAACATTTGAACAATTGAGTAAGAAGCTGGAAGACCGTCTAGATGAGCTTTTACCAAATAATACATGTGTTAATTATATTCAGGACGCGGAATATGTTGGTGTTGCGTAATGTTTAAGAAAAATTTAAAATACAGAACGTTTAGCGTATATTCGGCAGTTGTTGGGGAAGAAATTGTAATAAAAAATGATATTTGGAAGGTTTTAGCAATAACTGGTGAGGAGATTATAAGCCATGGTTATGGAGGAACAATTAAAAAAGTGGTATATTGTGAGCATCAGTGTACTATATTAGAAAGAATGAGAGAAGAAATTAAAGACCTACAAGATAAAGTCCTTTTTATTGAAAAGGATATACCTAATCGTCCAGGGGTTCTTGAAAAACCTCCTTTAAGTATTTCGCCATTGTCTGAAGATGATGGAAAAGAACCCCGACGATTAAAAGCAAACTGTGGAGTTTGTGGAGCTATGTTATATGAGGCAGATAGTATTTATACATTCAAAGAGGTTTTTGACGTAGAAAGACCGTATTGTTTTCACTGTGGTAACAGGATTCAGTTTAGAAATAGGATTGTAAAATAGTCGCATTAATTGCATACTCCTATATAGGAGGAGATATTATGAAAATATTATTTGGTTGGACTACCATATTTAGATGGAACCCTGTAACCAGAATTAAAAGATCAACAAAAGTAATAGACGCCATATATGAAGTATTAGTTATTGATGTTTTATTAGGTGCTATAACTGGATTAGCTAGAGCTTTTAGATGGTTATTCTGGGTAATGTGGACAATATTGGGAGTCGATTGGAAAAAAGTTTATTATAATATTAAAGAAAAATTAGAGGCAGTTTTTACGTAGCCTCTTCTTTTTCGAAGTTTAGGCAAAAAAATAGGAGGGATACGAAGATGTCACAGAAACTTTATACAGTTGTATGTGTTTTTTATAACACAGATGGTATAGTTGAAAAAGATTTATATGAAGTTTTAAAAGATCTTCGTATAAATGACATTAGTGATTATATGAAAGTCGTATATGATCACGTTTATTCTGGTCAGGCTGTTCAGTACAAGATTAAATTAGTATATCGTGATATTTTAATAAATGAAGAAACTTCTAAATTCTATTCTAAAATAGAACCTTATTTTTTAGGGTATACCGCATATTTAGATTTAAAAGAAGTGGATAGAATGAATCGGATGACTATAGAAGCTAGATTAACAATGTCTGATTTTGATTTTAATTATATTTTTGGAGGTAAAAATGAGAAATAAAAAAGTATTAATAGCTGGTGCAGTAGTTAGTTTAATAACAAGTTCTTTTATTGTTGGTTTTAGGGTTGGATTAAAAAGTTCTGAAAAAAATACGAAGTACGCAGGCGTTCTTAGCATAGCCCCCGATGAAAATGGCGATGATCTGTTATATGTATCTTTAGATGAACATCCCAAAAATTTATACGGTCTATCGAACGTTGTATTTAAGGTTAATAAATTAGCATAATTTACATACTGTATAATAGGAAAAATACTTAAAAATAGGAGGAAAGAAAGTGAAAAAAGACATTAAGGATAATCTTAATAATTTAGTATTAGACGTTTCTAAAGATTATGGGACGGCTACACCAAATGAGAAAAATGATTTATTTAATCGAATTATTAAAGGTGTTAGTACTGTAAAAGAAGTTGAAGGTCAATCTGTTGAGAATTCAGTTAAACGTAAACAAGTTAAACTAGAAGAAAGCAAACAAGAGTTAGAGCGAGATAAGTTAGAATTAGAGCGTAGTAAAGTGAATAATGATATTCGAAAAATAGGGCTTGAAGAGAGCAAAATTAATTTTGAGATGAAAAGATTTGAAGCTACTATGAATAATGAAACTTTAAAACTAGAACTAGAGAATGCGAAATTCGGTTTTGAAAAACTAAAATACGAACATGAATTATCGAAAGAGAAATCTGACAGACGTTACAATACTATCATAAAATGTATTGAGATTGGATTACCATTATTCGTATATGGAGGCCTGTCTATACTATCGTTAAAAGCGATCTATAAAGATGATGAGAGAATTCCTAGTGATACTTGGAACTTCATTAAAGGTGTTTTGAGAAAAAAATAAGGGTTACACATACCCTTATTATTTATATTTAGAAGGAGGAACTTAGGTTGTTATTTAAAAAAACATTGGAAAAAGTACACTCAGTAGTAAGTGAGGGTAGTGATAAATTAGAAAGTTTAGTTTCTAAAGCAGAAGGTTTCGTAGAACAAACAGAAGCTTTAGTTAAAGTAAGCGACAATACAATTAAGATATTAGCTGGTTTTGTTATCGCTTCAATGGCTATGCAGACATTGGTGTCATACACACAACTACGAGTTAATATTAAGATGTTAAATATTTTAAAGGAGTATAAAAGATAATGAGACATAGGATTAATAATAATCAGAACGAACTATCTATTCGTAATCGTAGTATATATGAGGAACGGGTAGGTGGGGCAATGGTTATAGAGTTGTCCGACAAGTATGGACTATCTATACCTAGGATACACAGAATTTGTCAACAAGAAGAGCTTAAAGAGCTTAGAGAAACAAATATTAGATTGGAAAATCGTGTAAATTCTTGTGAGAATATACTGCAACATAAAAGGAAAGAAAAGTAACGCGTTTTTTACATATAATTATATAGAATCATAAAACTATAAGGAGGATTTAAAGTTATGAAAAAAGAAATTGTTAAAGGTTTATTAAAGAAAGCTGATGGTGTAATAGTAGCAACCTTAACCGGTTTAGCAACCGGCGGAGGATTGTATATTGCGTTAGTAGGCTTAGATAAAAGAGGACCTAGGGCTATTTCTAGAGCTGCAAATTTGGCTGTATATCATGGTTTAAAAGAAGGAGACATTCAGGAAGTCTTACTATTTGATTATGGCATTCCATTTATCGAAGGTAAAACAGCTACTTGCGTTGCAATGTATAAAGTTAAAAAGATTAAAGATAACGGGAAATACAAAATGCAATATGTAGCCGAAAGAACTTTTACAAAAGATGAAGTAGAAGATGCTGTAATGGTTGGATTTTTGTAAGGAAGAGCGTTTGCTCTCCTTTTTATTTTTATAGGTATATTCTTATGGGAAAAAAGAGTAAGTATATAGTTCATAGTTTATCTCCTAGATGGTCATTTTTAGATGGATATTCTTGTAACTCTTTAGATGAAGGGCATTTTATAAGACATTTAGGTTATCGATTTAAAAATTATTGTGCTATGCATGAAATAAATGTAGCCAAAGATAACTTGGAAATAGCTATAGAGAAATGCAAAAAGAAAACAAGTAATGTTAAATCAAGACCAATGAAAAAGTATTACTTGGTCGATGAATATTGGGGAGATTATGGATATATTATAGTTGTTAGGTATGGCGATACTGAATTGAAAAAGCAGTTTGTCTCTGATTCAGAAGCATTACAGTGGATGTCGGAAAATTGCTAAGCTACGCAAATTATACATGCCCCTTTATAGAAAGTATTAAAAATAAAAGGAGGATTTTTAGAATGAATTCATTAACAAAAATTACATTAGTAACTGGGATTGCTAGTTTAGCAGTGTCAATTGGTTTTGGTATTATGGATGTACGTGATGCACGAAAGGGTAAGAAACGTATGCACAAGGAAGACATTAGTCAATTGGCTGCTGAGATTGCTTTATTCCAGACTGTAATTAACAGTTCGAATTCTGTAGAAGAAAAAGAACCTAAGAAATGATATTTTTAATTAAGTATTAGTGTTATAAACAAACACTGATACTTTTTATTAATAAAAAAAATAAATTAGAAGGAGACTTAGAGTGAATATTAGAACTAAACAAAATTTTGCTATCACCCTAGCGTTATTAAGCGCTGTTGGAACTGTCGCTACTGGATATTTGACTAGGGAAGCTGCAAAGAAAGAAGTAAAAACTTATAATGGCGTGTTGCCTTATAAGAAAGGAAACTTTATAGATATAATTAAAATCTATAAATACCCATTATTAGTAGGTGGAGTAACTGTGTCATCTATAATCGGTTCTACTATTATGAGTAGAAAAGCAGAGGCATCTTTGCTTAGTATGGCGGTAATGGCCGACCAAGGATGGCGTCGATATAAACATCAGGTAAAAGATGCATTAGGCATTGAAGCTCATGAAAATATCGTAAAAGGAATTGCTAAGAAAAATCCTCCAAAAATAAAAAGTGGCGGGGATGATGATTTGACTCTCTATTACGATGAGATAATAGGATATTTTCAAGCAAAACCAGAAGATATGATGTATGCATATGCTACAATGAATGAGATGCTTACAACGTCTTTTGGAGATTCTTCCGTTAACAAGTATGGTGGTATAACATTGATGGATTTTGTTAGATTGTCTAAAGCAAGGTTAGTAAATGATGTTGATGAAGAAATTTTAACTTCTTGGGGTTGGGGAATGGATTATCTAAATGAATGTTATGGTGAAATTTGGATACATATGGGATTCTCCCCTGAAAAAACAGATGATGATGTTATAGACATTGTTGCGATAACTTGGTTAGAAGAACCAGTTTTAATAATGGATTATGATGATAATCTTGATGCTAAATTTTCTCATGAGGAAACAAGAAAATTGGTTTTTAATGATTATATCGAAGATGGTGTTTTAAAAGATACTTCAGTAAAAAGAAATAAGAAATAGAGGTGTGCCGAAAATGAAGAATAACTTACTTAAATCAATAAAACCCTTTGTGGTTAGACATGAGCCTGAGGTTTTAATAACTATGGGTATTATGGGAATGATATTTTCAACCGTATGGGGTGTTAGAGCTACTGAAAAAGCGGTGCGAAAGTTGGATATTAAAAAGAAAGAGTTAGATAAGGACAAACTTACATTACCAGAAGTACTTAATGAAACATGGAAATTATATTTACCTGTTGTTATAAGTACGGCGGTATCTATTCCTTGTATAATAGCAAGTAATCGGGTTTCGAATAACAGAAATGTTGCTTTGGCTGCTGCTTATACTGTAACAGAAACAGCCTTACAAGAGTATCAGGATAAGACAAAAGAAGTTATTGGAGATTCTAATTATGAGAAGATTCAAGAAGCTTTATCGGACGATAAAGTTAAAAATAATTACGCTCAAGGCAATGTTATTATGATAGGCGATGGTGACGCAATGTTTTATGAACCAATCTCTAATAGATATTTTAAATCTAACTGGAATAGAATATCTAAGGCTGCTAACGAATTAAACGCATCAGCAATAAGCGATATGTGTGGCGAAGTTACGCTTAATGATTGGTATGATATTTTAGGTTTACCTCCGATTTATGGCGGAGATGGTAATGAACGTGGTTGGACCATTATTGATGGTAAGGATGGACTGATTGATATTTCAATCGATGCTGTTCTAACACCGAAGGACGAACCATGTGGCGCAATAAGATATAACGTATTGCCTAAACACCTTGGTAAGTAAGGTTATTAGGTTTCTATATTCTCCAATGGTATGGTGTAAAAAATAACTGTGTTGAGTCGCGTTCGCTGAATGATAAATTCTTAAATATGCGCTGTATTCAACATGGTTACGTTGGAACACATATCTTTAAACGCGTTTTTTACAAAGGTTATAATGAGGGAAACCTTATTTTATAAAAATAATGAAGAAGGAGATTTAATTATGGACAAAAATGAAGTTTTAGCAGAAGTTGCAGAAGCAACGGTAGAACAAGCTAGTATTGTTAAGAAAGCTGCTCCTGTAGTATTACCAGCGGTAGTATTATTTGGATTAGGATTTTTAGGATTCAGAGTTTGGAAAAACCGTAAAGCTAAAAAGAACGTTTTAGAAGTAAATCCACCTGTCAGTGAATAGATAGTTGGGCCCCTTAAGGATTATAAAGGATGGTATTGAAAACACCGTCCTTTATATTTTTTTAACAAAATTAAATATATTAGATAGGAGTTATTATGAATAGATTTGAAGGTAATTCCAATGCGAATAAAAAAGAACCTGAGAAAAGGAAAAAATTAGATACGGTTACAACTAATGTTGCTGTAAAAAAAGAATCTGAGTTTAAGAAGTTTAAACAGAATTTTTTCGCTGAGGATGCAAAAACAGTTAAAGGGCAAGTGTTTACTGGTGTTATTATACCTGGGATACAGAGGTTAATAACTGATATGGTTAAGACTGGTATAGATGTTCTTATCTATGGAGGAAGAGCCAAAGATAGTAAAAGCAGAAGTAGTCATATAAGTTATTCTGGGTATTATCAAGATAGAAATAACAATTATAACTATAACAAAATACCGGGCGGAACATCATATGCTAGAAGAGATATATTCTCTTTTAATGAGGTTTCTTTTTATGATAGAGTAGAAGCTGAAGAGGTATTAATTAATTTAAATGAACAAATAGAATCATACGGAATGGTTTCGGTTGCTGATTTTTATGACATGATAGGTCAATCAGCACCTTATACGGCAAATAAGTATGGTTGGAGAGATTTACGAGATGTTGCGATAATTAGTGTGAGAGGTGGATATTCCATAGACTTGCCTAAGGCACATCCATTAGATTAGGAGGATTTTATATGAACAAATTTGGAATGATATTTAACAGAGCTAGTTTTTTAGTAAAGAAAAAATCACCAGAATTATTGGTGATAAGTAGTATTGTAGCAGCTGCAGGAAGTATTGTTTTGGCAATTAAAGCTACACCTAAAGCACAAAATATTCTATCGGACGCTAATAAAAATATTGATCGTATCAAAAGTGACATGACTGATTACAATAAGTTAACAAACGACCAATACTCTGTTAGTTTAGGCAAAAAAGAATTAACGAAAGAATATGCTTTAACTGTTGTTAAATTAGGTAAAGTTTATGCACCGACTATTATTGGTTTTGGGTTAACTGTTGGAGGAATCCTTGGTTCTCATAAAATTATGAAGGGTCGTCAAGTTGCCTTAGCAGCTGCCTATACAACTTTAGAAAATGGTTATCGTTCTTATAGAGAGCGTGTTGCTGATAAGGTTGGAGAAAAAGTTGAGAATGATATTTTCAGAAATGTTTATTCTGAAAAGAAAGATGTTATAGAAATTGATAAGGATGGTAATGAGGTTGTGAAATCTAAGAATGTAAAATGTCCTCATGTAGAAGCGGACAAGGACTTTACAGTTATATTTGATCATAATGCTCCTGATTGGATGAGGGACACAAATGCCACCTTAAACCTTTTGGCAATGAAACAGAAATACCTAAACCAAAAATTGGCTTATTCTGGAGCTTTATTCTTACATGAGGTTTATGAGGAAATAGGCATTGATATTGCAACATTAGGTGATCGTAAGGCCCAGGCTTCTAGAGTTTTGGGATGGTTATATGACCCGGAAGATCCTACAAGAGATAGCTTTATTTCTTTAGGGTTATTCGATCAAATGGGGAATAAAAATGAGTATGCAATGAATGCTCTTAGAAGTAACGCACAAGAATTAATTCTTGAGTTTAATGTGGATGGAGATATTTTAACTGGAGATAACGGTAATAAAATGTTCGCCAACTATAGAAAGGTGATTTAATATGACTAAAAAAATTATTAATTCATTAGTAATTGTGTTGGTGGGCCTCTCTGGTTATAAAATTGGAGAGGTTTTAACTTCCAGAAAATATGAGAAGCGAATAAATAAGGAAATAAATGATATTCGGTCTTATTATAAAATTCGTTTGAATAAACTTTACGGAGTTAAAGAAGAAAAAGAGGAAAAAGAGGAAAAAGAAATCGTAAACAATAAAAGAATTACCGATGATTTAAAGAATCCAAAAAAGAATGAGAAAGACTCTATACGTACTGATGCAATTGATTATTCTAAACCATACAGAACTAATACGCCAGATAGAGTCGTTGGCGAACCTGGTGAAACAAAAGTCGCTATTGAAGAAGATTATGTGGACACGACAAAACCTCATATAATTACTCCTGAAGAGTATGGTCTTAGTGAATATCAGACAGTTACACTATTCTATACGGTTGATAAGGTTCTAACGGACGACGATTTTAATCAAATTGATAACGTTGGAATAGTTGGAGGGTATGTGTTATTAGACCAAATTGGTATTTACGACGCAGATTGTCTTTATATTCGCGATATTAATAAAGGTATCGATTATGAGATACTTCTAGAAGAGAGGGAGTTTTCTAAGCTTCAACAGCTTTAAAACTCATTAATAGATGTTTTCATTAGAAGGTACTTATTTAGAATGGGTAGCCAGTAAGATAATGCCGTCTATTTATGATAGGCGTAATTACAGCAATTTGATTGACCTGTTACATTCTTTTATATTTAGGTATAAACTCCCGATGGACGAAAATCGTATGCTCGATGGAATTGACTTGCGTTATCGGTTTGCGTATGAGAATGGATATTCTAATGACGAAGTTAGTTCTATTGGCTACCGTAACTCTTGTAGTGTTTTAGAAATGATGGTTGCGTTATCTATAAAAGGTGACGAGCGTATTTTATATGACTATGAAACAGGAGAGAAAGCAGACTTTATATTTATGTCAATGCTTAGGTCGTTGGAATTAGATGGGATGGTTAATGATGTATTCGACAATGAACGTGTTAGTTCTGTAGTAGAGGATATGCTCGATCGAGAGTATTGTCCTAATGGAAAGGGTGGATTATTTACCGTTGATTCACCTAGAAAAGATATGAGAGATGTTGATATTTGGTACCAAATGAATTGGTACATTCAGCAAATATTAGAATAGAGAAAAGGAGAATTTAGATTATGATTAGATTACTATTGGAAAGACACCCTTTTTTAACTGGAGTAGCGGTTGGAATGTTTGGTAGTCGCGCACTTAGAAGAAAATTGAATACGTTTCTGGATAAAAACGTTACTTTCATAAGCGTTAAAATGGAAAAACCAGATACTGAAAAAGAATCTAATGAAATAAAAGAAGATTAAGTAGGTATTACTATGCTTGATTTTCTGATAATTTCAACCAGAACAAGAAAAGGTGTTGTGGAAATATATCCGAAATTCAAAATAACTAGTAAAAGTAAGGACTTAATGACTCGTGGTGGCGATTTTTATGCCATATGGATAGAACAACTAGGTCTTTGGTCGACGAATGAAGATGATGCTCTAATCCTTATAGATGGATATTTAGATGATTTTGCTCAAAAGAATAAACATCGATATGGGGAAGACAATGTCCATATATTATATATGTGGGATTCAGATTCTAACATGATTGATAAATGGCATAAGTATTGTCAGAAGCAGATGCGGACGAACTGGAGACAACTAAATGATAATCTTGTTTTCTTGAATCAAGTAGCTAAAAGAGAAGACTATGCAACTACCAGATTAAATTATTCTTTAGATGAGGTTGGTAGTCGTGATAATTGGGATGAGTTGGTTGGCACTCTATACAAACCAAATGATCGTCATAAAATAGAGTGGTGCATAGGCGCTATTCTAAATGGTGACTCTAAATGGATCCAAAAATTTGCAGTTTTTTATGGTCCTCCAGGTAGTGGTAAATCTACTATTCTTGACGTTATTGATAAACTATTTGAAGGCTACGCGAAGACTTTTAAAGCTTCGTCTTTGGGGTCTTCTCAGGATTTATTTGCTTTGGAACAATTTAAGGAGAATCCTCTTGTTGCTATAAGTCATGATGACGATTTGTCTAGAATTGACTCAAACACTAGAATTAATAGTTTAGTATCTCACGAGAAGATGATAGTTAACGAAAAACATAAATCATTATATGAAATGCGATTTCGGTCATTCTTGTTCATGGGGACCAATACTCCTGTAAAGATAACAAATGCAAAATCAGGATTGCTTCGTAGGCTAATTGATATTTACCCATCTGGTAACACGATTCCTTTAAAGCGATATAATCGTTTAATTGAAAGAGTTAACTTTGAGCTTGGGGCTATTGCATATCATTGCCTTAGTGTTTATGAGGAAAACAAACATGCTTATGACGAATATAGACCAACACTAATGATTAGTGAGTCAAATGACTTCTATAATTTTGTAGCGGATAGTTATACTGTATTCAATAAGGATAATAGTACAACTTTGAAAGCGTCTTGGGAGATGTATAAAATTTATTGCGACCAAGCCAGAGTCCCTTATCCAATGTCTATGCGAGTTTTCAAAAATGAATTAAGAAATTATTTTAAAAATTATGAAGAAAGAGCAAGAATCGATGGTAACTACGTTCGTTCGTATTATTCTGACTTTAGAAATGATATTTTCGATGAAAAAAAAGAAGATGTCAAACCAAAAGATAAGAAGATCGAAGACACTTATGAATTAATAAAATTTGGAGAACACCCATCAATCCTTGATATTCATGCTGCTAATTGGGATGCACAATATAGTACGAGATCTGGTGTCCCTACTAAAAAATGGGCAGAATGTACCACAACATTAAAAGAATTGGATACTTCAAGATTACATTATCTTAAGGTTCCAGAGAATCATATCGTTATTGACTTTGATATTCAAGGGGATGACGGTAAAAAAGACTTCAAAAAGAATTTAGAAGAGGCTAGTAAATGGCCGACGACATATGCTGAGTTAAGTAAATCTGGTGGGGGAATTCATCTACATTATATTTATGAAGGCGATCCAACTCTCCTAAGCAGAGTATATGCGGATAACATTGAGATTAAAGTTTTCACTGGGAATAGTTCCCTCAGAAGACAATTAACAAAGTGTAATGAAGAAGAGATTAGCACAATCAATTCTGGATTACCTTTACGGGAGGTTGGCCGAGTGATAAACTTCACAAGCGTTAAAAATGAAAAAGCAATACGAACTATGATTAGAAATAATATTAATAAAAAGTACCACTCAGGAACAAAACCATCTATAGACTTTATATTTAAGATTTTAGATGAGGCGTATAATAGTGGGGTTAAATATGATGTCAGTGATTTATATGGTACAGTTATAGCTTTTGCAGCAAGTAGTACCAATCAATCTGACTATTGTTTAAACTTAGTTCCGAAAATGAAATTTAAATCGGAAGAACCATCTATAAACGTAGAAAATGATGATAAACCTATAGCTTTTTATGACATTGAAGTGTTTCCTAATTTATTGATAATTAACTGGAAACTAAGGGGGGTTGGGCGACCTGTAACAAGAATGATTAATCCAAATCCTCATGAAATAGAAATGTTATTAAACTATAGACTTGTGGGCTTCAATTGTAGACGTTATGATAATCATATAATATACGGAGCATTACTTGGATATTCTAATATGAAGTTATTTGAGCTTAGTCAAAAAATAATTCAAGATAAGAAAGGCTTCTTTAATGAAGCTTATAACATCAGCTATACAGATGTTTATGATTATTCAAGAGAGAAAATGTCACTTAAAAAGTGGCAAATTAAATTAAAAATTAAACATAAAGAGTTAGGGTTACCTTGGGATCAACCAGTTCCAGAAGATAAATGGATTGAAGTTGCTGAGTACTGTGATAATGATGTTATAGCAACTGAGGCTGTATTTGATTACACGCAAGGAGATTTCAGGGCTAGACAAATGTTGGTCGCTTTGGTTAAAAACTTTAGAAAGATTAATGTTTGCGTAAACGACACTACGAATAGTCTAACAACTAAATTGATATTTGGGTGGGAAAAGAATCCTAAACTTAATTATGTAGATTTATCGAAAGAATTTCCGGGTTATGAATTCGTTAAAACTTGGAATAATAAAACACGAAGATACGATAAGTTTAATATGTATCGAGGTGTTGATTTAAAATTTGGTGGGTACGTTTATGCCGAGCCTGGCATATATACTAATGTTGGTTTACTAGATATTACAAGCATGCATCCAAATTCGGCAATTATTATGAACTATTTTGGCGAATATACAGAGATATACAAATCATTGGTGGTTGCAAGGGTTTATATTAAAGAAGGAAATTTAGATGCGGCGAAAGAACTGTTTGATAGGGTTTTAGAACCTTTCTTAAATGACCCATCTTTAGCAGACGATGTGGCTGGAGCTTTAAAAATAGCTATTAACGCTGTATATGGTTTAACTTCTGCAAGATTTAAAAATCCTTTTAAAGACCCTATGAATGAAAATAATATTGTTGCTCTTCGTGGAGCTCTATTCATGAAGACCTTACAAGATGCTTTAAATGAAAAAGGTGTTAAGGTTATCCATATAAAAACAGATTCAATTAAGATACCTGACATCACCGATGATATTATTAACTTCTGTCACAAATTTGCCAAGAAGTACGGATATGAATTTAACCATGAGGCGACGTATGATAGAATATGTCTTGTCAATGACGCAGTTTATGTTGCAAGATATGATTCTGAAGGAATGAGAGACAAAAAAGGCAAGAATGCTAATAAGTGGACTGCAACAGGTACACAATTCAAAGTTCCGTATGTATTTAAGAAACTTTTTAGTAAAGAAAAAATAGAGTTTGAAGACCTATCAGAGGTAAAACAAGTCAAGTCAGCTTTATATTTAAATATGAATGAGTCAACTGGTAAAGATGACTTAAAATTTATTGGAAGAGTTGGTAACTTTTCACCCGTTGTTTCTGGAGCTGGCGGAGGTTTACTTGTTAAGCCTGTTGTAAAAAATGATGGGAGTACATCGTACGATGCTGTAACGGGTACAAAAGGTTACAGATGGTTAGAAGCGGAAGTAGTAGAAGAATTAGATCTAAAAGACTCAATTGACTATTCTTATTACAATAAGATGGTAGATGATGCAGTATCATCTATTAATAAGTATGGTGATTTCGAATGGTTTACGAGTTAAAAAAAATAAAAAGGAGAACTTAAAAAATGAGTAATGTTATTGAACAAGGTTTAGAAAAAGTTCGAGACACCCATTTTATATTTAATGAGCGTGGTGGATTCGAGATAAGAAATGCTTATATTTTCTGGACAAATTTCAGAGGAGAAAGAGACCAATTTGGGAATGACGCAAGAAATTTTAATGTTGCCGTTCCTGAAGAAGTTGGGGTTGAGCTTTTAAAAAGAGGTTGGAGAGTAAGAGAACGTGCCTCTTATGATGATGAAAGTAGAGTCTTATATTTCATCAATATTAAAGTACGAATGGAGAGTAAAAATCCTCCAATTATTAGTTTATATTCTGAGTTTAGAGGTAAAAGAACAAAAAGAGCATTAGATATTAATACTATCGGAGAACTTGATAGATTAGATTTGATGCAGTGTGACTTATCAGTAAATGCTTATGAATCACCTATGTATCCTGGTAAAATAACTGGATATTTAGGCAAATTGAATGCTATTCAAACACCTAACATTGAGTTTGGTGGAAAGTATGACGATTGGTTAGACGAGGAGCACGATTGTTTAGCGGATGGCTCTTGTACATTAGAAGAGTGGACAGAGATGAATAAGAAAGATGAGTAACGAAAAAATTATATTTGACGACGAAGAGGTTGAAAAATACCTCACCGTCGCTGAAGCAGACATACTTCACGTACTACATCAAAAAATTATGGATTGTAAAAGGGACAGTATGGATATTCCAAAATTGATTAAAGACCGCGTTGGAAAAATGGTAAATCAAAAAGGGCAATACTTACTTAACTGTGGATACAATTCTTTAGAGGTTATTGATATTGATCAATCTAATCTTAAAATAACTATAAATGACTAAAAAGTTGGGAGGTAACTACTTTGCAGCAGGACAAACTTTACTTATTTGAAAGTAGTAAATTAGAAATACTTAAGAAGCATGGTAATCTTGTATTATCCTTAAAGACTTTTAAAAAGAGTTTGAGGTATATGGGAGAAGAGATATTACAAATAAAAACTAAAAAGATTTTAAGAGGTACGCCTGATAAAATGGGCGAAGACCAAAAGAAACAATATGATGAGTTAGTTAATTTAGTACTCGTCGAATTAGAAGCTGTTACTGGTTTTAAAAAATTAGTTTGTAGATTTTTACCAGTTGAGGAAGATGCATCAATGAATGATCAACCTTGTGTAATTATCGAACAAGCTTAAAAGAGGTGTATTTATGGCAGGAGTACAGTTAAGAGATTATCAATACGATGCGGTAATGAAAATGCGGAATGGTTGTATTTTAGCTGGTGGTGTTGGGGTTGGTAAATCCCGCACCGTGCTTGCCTATTATTATATTCTTAATGGGGGCGAAGTAAATACGCCTACTTATATGAAAATGCATCACTCCCCGAAAGATATTTACATAATAACTACCGCATTAAAAAGAGATAAAAAAGAGTGGGAATTAGAATTACTTAATTTTAAAATGTCACCCGATCCGAAAGAATCCAGGTATAGACATAATATAGTAATCGATAGTTGGAATAATATAAAAAAGTATGTGGATGTTAAAGATGCTTTTTTTATATTTGATGAGCAGCGTGTTATAGGTTATGGAACTTGGACAAAATCTTTTTTGGCAATAGCAAAAAATAATGAGTGGGTATTACTATCAGCAACACCTGGAGATACATGGTCTGATTATATGCCGGTGTTTATAGCTAATGGTTGGTATAAAAATAAAACAGATTTTAATAGAAAGCATGCCGTATTCTCTAGATGGACAAAGTATCCAAAAATAGAAAGATGGGTAAACGAAGGTCGACTAATACGTTTAAGGAAACATATTTTGATAGAGATGAATATGATTCGGTCGACGGTAAGAAATCACGAATATATAACAGTTGATTATGATAGGGTATTATATGCGGAGACTGCTAAAAAAAGATGGAATCCATATCTTGATAGACCTATAGAAAATGCTACGGAGTTTTGTTATACTCTTAGAAAGATTGTTAACAGCGATCCATCAAGACTTTATGCACTAATGGATATTTTAAAGAAGAAAAAAAAAGCTATAATTTTTTATAATTTTGATTATGAGTTAGAGTTATTGCGTAAGCTTTTTGGTGATAGTCACTCTATTACAGAAAAAAACAAAGAGAAAGATGATCCTATAATTAAAGAAGATATTCCATGGTTGCACCTTGTTGATGAGCGTATAGCTAAGGCCGAATGGAATGGTCATAGACATGAAGATGTCCCGACTGATGATTATTGGGCGTATTTAGTTCAATATACGGCTGGGTCTGAGGGGTGGAATTGTATAACCACTGACACTATAATATTCTTTTCTATGACTTATTCTTTCAGAGTGCTTGAACAGGCTAGCGGACGTATTGATAGAATGAACACTGATTATACGGATTTATATTACTTTCATTTTAGAAGTAATAGTAAGATTGATTTAGCAATAAGACAGGCGCAGAAAAGAAAGAAAAGATTTAATGAAAAAAATTTCGCGCCATTATTCGAGGAGGAATAAAAGTATTATGAAAAATTTTATTAATGAAGTAGGGAAGTATATATCCAAACACAAAGTACTATATTATATCCTTAATTTTACTTGGGGGTTGCCATTAACGATTGTTGGATATTTTCTAATGTTGGTGTTAAGTCCTTGGGCAAAGATTAAGAAATATGGATATATTTACTACATCGAGATCCAATCAAATGCAAGTTGGGGACTTAGTATGGGTACCACATTTATTACAGGTTTAAGAGGTAGTTCAAGCTATGGGTTAAAAGAACATGAGTTTGGACACACTGTACAGAATGCTATATTCGGACCTTTTATGATTTTTATTGTGTCTATTCCAAGTTTTATTAGATGTAATTATAGGAGTTTTATTAGAACAATAAATCCTAATTTAGTAAAAGGCGCTTATTATGATATTTGGTTTGAATCAACTGCGTCTACAATTGGAGAATGGTATGAGTCAATTAGGTATATAATGGCAGATGTTAAAACAACAAAAGAAGCAATGAATAGATTCAAATAACGTAAACTCTTAAATTTAATTGTTTGCGCAAATTATACATACTCCTTTATAAGGAGGAATGATAAAATGTTAGTAATTTATATTATTGGATCAAGCAGGTTTAGTGTTGTAAAAGAAGATTTATACAATTTTTTAAACGGGATTGATAGTGTTGCTCCACTAGCGGTGGGCATTAGTGAAATATATAAGAATTCACTAAATGACAAAAATTATGAGGAGTTACATTACTTAGAAGATAGAAGTATGGACGAGGCTAATTTTGTTATATTGGTTGATTCTGATTATACGGATTCAAAAGTTCATGTTGGTGAAGACACTCAACGAGAGTTAAATTATTGTGTTGAAAACAATATTACTGTTTTGAAAAATGATATTAATATTTTAAAAACTTTATTGAAGAAGGGTTAACAATGACTCTTCTTCTTTATTTTATATTTTAGAAGGAGGAACTTAGAAAAATGAAAAAAGTATTTATAACAAAAACGCCCAGTGCTGACACACGTTCTGCTACTGGATTAATGTCTGTTGAGGAAGTAACACGTGATACTAATCAGCATATTAAAGATGTTAAGAGTATTATATATTCTTTGGCAGAGGAAATGATGTTAAAAGCATCTAATCATGACCATACTAAATTAGAAAATATTGAAGAGTTTACAGAGGCTCTTAATAAAGGTTTTATTGGTGAACAAAAAATCAAAGATAGCCTTTGGTGGACAAAACATTTGGTTGAAAGACACCATTTAAATGATAGTGTTCCTGCAGATGTAACGTTATTAGATGTTATTGAGATGATTGCGGACGGTGTTGCTGCTGGTAAAGCTCGTACAGGAGATGTTTATGATATAGAGTTACCTAGTGATATTCTACAAGAAGCTTTGATAAACACTCAGCATTACATAATGGAAAACGCTGAAATAGTAGGTAATGACAGTGACGAATGTTGTGAATCTAGTGGATTGGAAAGTGTAAAAAGCGTATTCGAACGTTATAGAGCAATTAACGAAGTAAAATATGATAACCCGGATGCTTTCGACGTATACTATCAAGATCCAGATACTAGAGAAATAATCAAAGGGCCTAATATATTACCTCATGAACCAGATTACTTTCTTATAGACCATTTGATATATATTGGTAATAAGAAAACTTATGATAAGTTTAGCGGTGAATTAGGAATTGATGAGTTTTATTCTTACACTTATAGTCGTTCTAGGGTAGCTATTGTAGGTAAAAATAGTAAGACTGGAGAATGGTTTGGATGGAGTCATAGAGGATATGGAAAATTTTACCCTGGATATGTCGTAAAAGAGGGTAGTATGTTGTCTAAAAAGTTTGTAGCTGGATATTCTCCTCAGACCGACGAACAGCTTAGATTGGTCGCAGAAGTATTTGCGGATTTGATGGATTAGTCTTATGGATATATTAAATTACAAAGACATAGATGATGTTATTATATCTTCTGATTTAAGTACTAGTGATAACATCATGACTACTACAATATCTGTTGTTAAAAAAGACGGTTCTATGATGGTTGTTTACCAGGAGAAGAATAATATTAAATATGATATTCCTCCAATATCTATTAAAAATGCAAATCTTAGACTTTCAAAATCGCTTTTATCTCAAAAATACACTCATGATTATAAGGGGGATTCTCTTATTAATATGGGATTTACGGTTACGGTTAATGAATTTAATTCTCAAATTTATTATGTTGGAAAGTATAGAGGAGAGCGTTGTGTAATTTTGTTTTATCCTTTAGCTAAAACATACCGTGTCGATACAGATTATGTGATAGATGAAGAATTAGATAATGCGATAAATATTCAGAAAAATAAAATATTTAGGGGGAGTATTTAATGAACGATGAAAAAAATGATAAAAAAATAAAAGAGGTATTTAAAATTTCCGGTGAAAGTAAGTTTGGAAGTCTTGGCACTACTCTAATACTTAATGGTCCAAAACCTAAAAAGAGTACCTTAGAGTTGATGGGCGAGTCAACTATTGATTTGAAAAAACCAGGTATTATAATTGCAGTATATCCTGGTATGGGTCAAGAAGTCTATTCAAAATTTTATGATAACTATTTTCATTTAGAATCTTACCCTTACTATACTAAAAAAATGCCTAGAGGTAAAAGCCAGGGAATGATGTATGCCCTTGACGCTATTAACAAAGTCCAACAAGAGGATTATGATATTTGTTTTGTCGATGCTCATACGGACGTTTTAAATTATTTAAAAGGGTTAAATCAAGATTTTATTATATTTTATCCAACCCCAACGCAAAAAAAAGAAGTTGTTTTGGAGAGGATTGCTAGGATTTATAGTAATAGGATGAGTTTATATTCAGCAGGATTACTTGTTTATGTTACAAAAAATCATGTTAAGAAAATTAATGACCTCAGAATGTATCCTAATTCTATAGCTTCTTCAAAAGGTATTTTAAACGAAGAGTTACTATTAGAAATCTCTAGAGCCACCCCTTTAGAAAGAAGAAAAATAATAGAAGTATTTTCGGAGATGAAAAAAACAACCAATATAGTACCTCCGAAGGATCCAAAAAAAGAGGTTTAAAATGGATACTTCTAAATTAACTGAGAAGATGTATAAGGCGATGACTTCGAATAACATTGGCGTTGTTAAGGATTTATCGGACGAGTTCGCAGAGCAATTTGATTTATACTATTTTACAACTCAAAACGTTACTAGTGTGGACAATGGATTTATTGCTGGTTGTATAGAAATGGGAGAACTAATGTTGGCTCTTAACTTCTTAAAGAATGTGTATAAGATGAGTTTAACAGATTCTATAATCCATGTAATTAAAGTATTAAGAAAGGAGGTTACTATTGTATAATGAGTAAGAGAAGAAAATTAAGAACTTATGACGATGTTCGTCGGTCTGGAAAATACAAAGACGCTATTATTATTGATAATTGGAAGCATCTTCGATCTTGGTATTCTAAACACGGACCTTCTAAAACTCACGAAATAGTATTTACAGAGTACGCCGCTCACATTAAATTACGTAGAGATATTCCAGAAAGAGATAAAAAAGATGCTACTTGCTTCTATTACCTTTCAACTCATGCTTTCTATGGTAAGAGATCTTGGTTATGGTCAACAGAAGCTTTATATTCTTGTGGTTTTACAGGAATAATAATTCGTAACTGGGATGCTGAAGAAGAAGGAGAAGAGTGGCCTGAAGAAACTTGGGAAAGTGCGTTAGCAACTAATGAAAAATTAGAGGTATCGAGAGTAATTCAAAGAGAGTCGTTGGCTACAGAATATGGGTTTAACGATAAAGATACATTAGTACCTGAGAATTTAGTAGAGAAACTTAATGAGCTTGATTATATTTCCACAGAAGATTTAACAAGAGTGGACAGTAGATACTGGATGACAACTTCTAATGAGGGTACAACAGTGGTTTATTGGGACATAGGTAACAATTGGTGCGTGATAAGTTGTATAGTCCCACCAGAAGAAATTGATTTGTTTACCTAAACAATATTTACCTAAAACTTTTATTAGTTTGCCAAAAAAAAGATAAGGAGAACTTAGAAAATGAAAAAAATTTTATTAATTATTGTGTTTTTATTATTCGTAATCGGATTATTTGGTTGCGAAAATAGTGAGGTTCCTATTAAAACAGATGAACCTTTAACAACTGATATTTCAGAAGATACTGAAGTAGAAGATGTTGTTTTAGAAAAACCATCAACTATGACTTGTTCATTTGATGATAATATTATAGTTTACACCTATGATGACGATGAGATATTTAGTGTTGTTAAAAATAGCGAAGAGATTGAAACTGGTTTACATTGGACGACTATTATTGATAATTCATATGATGGCAATGTTAGTGCGTTCATAACAGAAATGCAAGAGTGGTATTTAAACGAGGATATTTATACTGACTCTTGGTGCGAATTTAAATAAAAAGGAGAACTTAAAAATGAGTAAAATTAAAAAAGTGATGATGGACCCAGAGAACCATCCAGATACTCTTAATCGCGTATACCTAGTAGGCGATAAAAAGGTAGATAGAGAAACATTTATTAAATCGTTAGCGTATGGTCTTTTTGAATATGTTGATATTGAGATGGAACCGGATTTTCAAGAAAGTAATGTTTATGACATTAGAGCCATGATTCACGAATTTATCACCGCAGGCAGTCAAGCTAGTTTAAAAATAGATGGTGTAATCTATTCATCTTATTATGAGTTTGTAGAGAAGAAGGAATACTCTTTAAAGAGATATAATGTCAGTTTTGATATTTTAGTTCGTCCGGCTTTGAAATTTCATAGTAGAGATAAGTGGAAAAGAGACAGTGTTGAACAAATCGCTTACAGTTATGCGGACGCTCGAGAAAAATTTAAAAAAGGTTTTAAAGATTTAAATCCAGATCGTAAAATTAAAAGGGTTAAAGTAGAATTAATCGAAGATATAAAGCCTTTAGATGTTCCTGTTAAAACAGACCCTGATAATCCTGAAAATGAGTTAAAAAATGCTTAAAAAATGGTGGGGGGATTTTAAATATGACTTCACATGCACTTGGTATGATTTAAAGGGTGACTGGAAAGAATTTTTAGAAGAGATTATTTCTGTTTGGAAAGATTACAACCTTGATGATTATAATGTTTTAGGAAAGATAGTGGGATTTATAATAACAACATTTATAAATATCGTATACACATTATCCTTATTTGTGGCGTTGGTCTTTACATCTATTATGTTAATAGTTATACTATTGTTTCTAGCGATTTTAGGGCCACCACTAGGATTTATATTCTCTTTCATGTGGCATGTAATTATGAAAATAATAAAAAAAAAATAATAAAGGCGGTGGTGGACAGTGACAGCATTCTTATAAGCACTATTTATAAACTTATAAAAATTAAACTTAATTATGAAAATCCTACGATTGAGCCAGTAGGTACTTTGAGAAAATTATATAAAAAAAGAAGGGTTTTATCGTACGCTTATTACGCATAGCCTTTCTTTTTTTTTTTCACGCGTTTAAAACATAGTCATTTATAGAAAAACTAAAAACTAAAGGAGGAATTTTATAATGAGTTTGAATGAAAAATTAATTATTGGAGGATTCGCGATCTTATCGTTTTCTACTTTGGGTTTATGGCAAAGAACAAGAGAGCATAGAGGGGCTATATCAGTCCATCAAGAAGCTATCGAGTTACTTGCTGATAACCAGGTAGATACTGTAAGTGCATTAAGAGAAAGCGCGAATGTTCATACAATTCATGAGAGTAGAATCAAATCATTAGAGAATTTGAAAAAAAAAAGTTTATAGTAAGGAGGAGTAGGATATACATATATCCTTTCCTTTTGTTTTTTACGCGTTTAAAACATAGCGCATTATAGAAAATAAAAGGAGGATTTTATAATGAAAGAAGTATTTAAAATTGTAGATGTTAGTTTAGCAGATCCGAATAAGTCAATATATGTTAAATATATTAACGGTGAGATTTCTAAGAACGCTTTGGAGTTTGTTAGTAGTGAAGCAGCAGATAAGTCAATGGGGGTTTTAACAGCCACTGTTGGAGATTGGGTTGAAACAGCTACTAGGATATCTGTAGTAAAAGGAGCTAAGAAAGGATTTAGCGTTGGTATGGGAGTTGGTGTATTATTGACAATGACGGCTTTAGTTGGCACATCTGTATTTTTAACTTACAGAGATGTTAAAAGGGACGAAAGTCATCCTAATATTAAAGTTAAGGGTAAATAACATATACCCTTTTCTTTTTTTTTTTTACGCGTTAAAAACATAGTCATTTATAGAAAATAAAGGAGGATATTTAATGAAAAATTTACTTGGAAAAGGTGTTTTAATATTGGGATATACTGTCGGTATTGGTTATGTGTTTAAGATTTGCACTGCGTTTAGCGATGTAGCGTTAGTTAATAAGCATTTGAAAAAATCAAAAGGGATGACCACCGATGAAATAATAACAATACTAAATGCAAGAATGAGTAGTAAGGAATTAGATGAATATTTTCGTATGAAAGCAAAAGAGCTTAGAGGTAGAAAACTTAAAGATGGAGAACTTAAAAAACTTTTAAGATATGATTCAATCGTATCAGAGTGTTATAAGAGTGTTCCAGTTAGTTAAGAGCTACATATGCTCTTTTCTTTTTTTTACGCGTTAAAAACATAGCTCTTTATAGAAAAACAAAGGAGGATTTTATATGAACAAATTTGGTAAAGGTGTTACACTTTTGGGATATTTTATTGGTATGAATTTCTTAATTGATGTTTGCAAAGATGTTAGAGACGTTATGTTAGTCACTAGATATTTGATGAACTCAAAAGGAATAACCAAAGAAATGATCACAAAAATAAGTGACGCAAAAATGGAAGATGGTCAAATGAATGATTACTATAAGTTGAAAGCAAGAGAGCTTAGAGGTAGAAGACTTACTAATAAGGAATCTAAAAAATTATTAAAGTATGATTCGATCATATTAGGTAGTTTTGAAGATATTCCAATTAGTTAAGAGCTACTAATGCTCTTTTCTTTTTTTTAGGTAAACACTTTATATTTACATATACTTTTCGTTTTTACATGTTGTGTCACTTTTGAAAATGTTTTTGACACATATTTTAATTTTTTTGACACAAATGAATAAAATGACGTTGTTGATATTACACATAAGCGTTTTGTGTCACTTTTGTGTCACTTTTGTGTCACTTTTGACATATGTTTTTGACACACTTTTTAAGAGTTTTTAAATGATATTTGGGTAAACCCTGGTTATTATTGCCTAAATAATTGGTGTTTTTTATGATTTGTGTCACTTGTGTCACTTTTTTTATATACTTTATATTAAATAAAAATATATATATAAAATAAACTACAAATATTTTTTGACATTTGGCACAAATAGTGTTCACGCATTAAAAACATAGACTTATATAGAGAGAATAGGTAACATTGCCTAAAAAAATTTATTCACACACTTTATTTTTTTTATATTTAGAAGGAAGGTAATGTATAATGAGAGAAACAGGTAGAAATGGTTATATGGGTAAGGTTAAAAAGAAGATAAGAAAAGAATTTCCACAATGTGAAGTGAGAAGGTTAGATCCAAATGAGTATCAAGGAAGCCCCGACTTACTTATTATGTGTCCGGTAACATGGGCGACTTTGGAAGTTAAAAATTCTGAAAAAGCAAAAAAACAACCAAACCAAGAAAACTACGTCAATAAACACGATGATATGAGTTTCTCAAGTTTTATATTTCCACAAAATGAAAAAGAAGTTTTTAATAGTCTGCATAGACATATTGAATCTTTCAGCAAAGGAGAACGAAAATGATATTTAATAAGCATGAAACATTAGAAGGTAAGCATGCTTTTCTTGGAGCAAGCACATATCACTGGTTAAGATGGGATGAAATGACTTTGGAACAAAGATACTATAGTCAGTACGCCCAAACCATAGGAACTATAATACACGAGCTAGCGGAAGATTTAATTAGAAACAAAATTAAGCTCGCTAAAAGTGATAAGAAAATTATAGACATAACTTTGTCTAGAATGGGTGTTCATAGAGCAGCGTATAATTCGGATGAAATTCTAAGTAATTTAATGCCATTTGTTAATGATGCAATAGGATATAGAATGGAACCTGAAGTTTTACTATATTATTCCAATAATTGTTTTGGAACATCTGATGCAATAGGACTTGATGAATACAATAAAATTCTTAGGATACATGATTATAAGAATGGTAAAACACCATGTAAGATGGATCAATTGATGATTTATGCCGCACTGTTCTATTTAGAGTATAAATTAAAACCAATAAACTATACTACCGAATTAAGAATATATCAAAATGGGGAAACTATTATATTTGTACCAGAACCTAATGAAATAGATTATGTTATGAATAGAATAGTGGAATCAGATAAATATATAAAAAAACATCTTGAAAGGGGAATATAATGTATGGATAATCACAAGTTTGATGATATTAGTGATATAAAAGAAGAAGAACTAATGCATTATGGTACCCCTAGGCATTCTGGTAGATATCCTTGGGGTAGCGGTGACACCCCTTATCAAAGAAGTGGTGATTTCTTATCTAGAGTTGAATATTTAAAAAAAGAGGGCATGACGGAATCACAAATAAGTAAATCAATGGATATATCATCTACTAGATTAAGAGCTTTAGTGGCATTAGCTGGTAGAGAACGAAGAGCAGATTTATATTCTAAGGCTAAAACTTTAGAAGAAGAAGGTATGAGCAGACCTAAGATAGCTGAAAAATTAGGATTAAAAGGTGAGTCATCGGTTAGATCATTATTAAATCAAGACTCTAAAGCAAGAATGAATATAGCAGTTGATTTGGCTGACAATCTTAGAGTTTTGGTTGATAAAAAAGGAATGCTTGATATTGGTGCAGGAGTGCCTAGACAATTAAAAGTTTCAAGAGAAAAGATGAATCAGGCTGTTGAAATTTTAAAAATGGAAGGGTATGTTGTATATAATAATAAAGTACCACAAGTTACAAACAAGGGGAATCTTACCAATTTAAAAGTTTTATGTAAACCTGGTACTGAATACAAGGAAGTTTATAATTTTGAAAACATTGGTACAGTTAACGACTTAACCTCATACGATGGCGGTAAAACATTTAAAAAATCTTTTCAATATCCAGCTAGCCTAGACTCTGATAGAATTAAAGTCAGATATTCAGAAGAAGGTGGTGATAAAAAAGATGGTGTTATAGAACTTCGTAGAGGTGTTGATGATATTTCATTAGGAACTTCTAACTATGCACAAGTTCGTATATTGGTCGACGGCACACATTATTTAAAAGGCATGGCTGTTTACAGTGATAACATGCCAGATGGCATTGATGTTATATTTAATACTAATAAGAGTAACAAAATAAGTAAAATGGACACTATGAAAAAAATAAAAGACGACCCAGAGAACCCATTTGGTTCAACCATTAAAGAAAATGGAGGTCAGTCTACTTATATTGATAAAAATGGTGTTGAAAGACTCACTGTTATTAATAAAAGGTCTGATGAAGGTGATTGGGGTGATTGGTCAAGGGAAATATCAGCACAATTCCTTTCTAAACAACCACAAAAATTAATAAAAAGACAAATCGCCTTATCTATGAAAGAAAAAAATGACGAATATAACGAGATAATGTCTTTGACAAATCCTACTGTTAAGAGAGCTCTTTTAGAAGCTTACGCCGATGATTGTGATGCTACATCAGTGAGTTTAAAAGCGGCTGGATTACCAGGAGCAAGGTATAAAGTAATATTACCAGTAACATCTTTAAAGGATACTGAAGTATATGCTCCTCATTTAGATGATGGTAGTGAAGTTGCGCTTGTTAGATATCCTCATGGTGGAACTTTTGAAATTCCAACACTAACTGTAAATAATAGGAATAGAGAAGGCGTCAAACTTATGGGGAAACAAGCAGTTGACGCTATAGGTATTAATGCAAATGTCGCCAACATACTATCAGGCGCTGATTTTGATGGTGATACTGTAATGGTAATACCTATGAATGACAGAATTAAAATTAAATCACAACCACCATTAGAAGATCTTAAAGATTTTGATACTGTTTTAAATTATGGTTATGATGATACTAAAATTGTTAATGGTGAGGAACGGTATTATAGAGGTGGTCGCGAATATTCAATAATGGATGAAGGCGCCACACAAATACAAATGGGTACCATATCAAACCTGATAACGGATATGACGCTTATAGGGGCAACAAATAAGGAATTGGCTAGAGCTGTAAAACATTCGATGGTTATTATAGATGCTAATAAACATAAATTAGACTATAAACAATCAGAAAAAGATAATGGTATTAGAGCGTTACATACCAAATACCAGTCACAAGTTGGGCCAACAGGTAGAACTCACAAAGGAGCTGCTACTTTAATTTCAAAATCAAAGGGTAGACAAATAGTTAATGAACGTAAACTTGGGAAGTATGTACACAAGGATACAGGTAATGAATTAGTTCTATTTGATCCTGAAAATCAGATCTACTTAGATCCTAAAAGAAACACATTTCATACAAAAAATGAAAAGAAAACCCAATATATAGACCCAGAGACAGGTGTAAAGTTATACAGATACACTGGTCGTGAATATATTAAGACTAGTTATAAAACGGCTTCTGGTAAAAACAAAACAGTTCCTGTCATAGTAAAAGATGAAAAGTTGTTTTATAAGGATGAGAATGGTGAGTACATTCAAGTTACTAATGAACCAATAAAAAAATTTAAAGCAACAATGAACTCTACCAAGATGGCGGAAGTAGATGATGCACATAAATTGTCTTCTGGTACGCCACAAGAAGAAGCATACGCTGACTACGCAAACCAATTAAAAGGGTTGGCTAACAAAGCTAGAAAAAATACACTAACAATAATAGACAATCCAACATCTCTATCAGCGAAGAAATCGTATGACACAGAAGTTAAATCATTGGTACATAAGATAAGCATATCATTATTAAATGCTCCTAAAGAAAGACACGCCCAGATGATAGCAAATTCATTAGTTAGAGCTAAAAAACTAAGTAATCCTAGAATGACTTCTGAAGAACTTAGAAAAGTAGAACAACAAGCTCTAAGTAGGGCGCGTGTTCAAGCAGGTGCTGCAAGAAGAGAAATAGAGATAACTCAAAAAGAATGGGACGCTATTCAAGCTGGTGCAATAAGTACAAACAGATTAAAACAAATAATGGCCCATGCTAATATGGACATTCTTAGACAATATGCAATGCCTAGAGCAACTACAACTCTTAGTCCTAATAAGATTAGAAGAATAAAAAACATGGCTGCTTCAGGGTATACAACTGCGGAAATAGCTCGTTCATTGGGTATAAGTACAACCACTGTAACTAGAACATTGAAAGGAGAATAATGGAATGAATAATAATAAAACAATAAGATTAACCTCTATAGACAATCCTTATGATCCTTTTACACACTGGGAACAATGGTATTTATTTGACATGAATGCTGGGTACAATACATGTGGTAGATTAGCTTCTGTTACATTCTTAAGCGAATCAATGACCAATAAAGAACAGAATGAAGCATTAGAAGAAGGTATGGAACTATTGATTAAAACAGGATGTATTTCTAAAAATGGAAATGTGGTTGAATACAAAAAAGTAATAAAAAATGTTCAGACCCCATTGTATTAGGAAAAATTTAGAGAGAATAACTCTAATAATATTGAAAAAAATACATCATCTAGGAAATTATTAGACTTACAATGAGCAAATAGCTGCTCTAGATAGGTGAAACCATCATGTTATATGACATGTTGAGCTACATAGGGGGGAGGTCCCAAAAATTACACCCCCTACAGCTT